CAGAAGGTAAATGAGCTGTTAGGAATAAAAGACGACTAGTCAATTGATGACTTTCTTGATGGTCTTCAGACTGACACTAATGAAATACAAGATGCTATGAGCCATCTTGATGATGGCGTGAAAAGCAGTCTTAGTGCAGTAGACTAGAAGCTAGATGAACTCAAGACATCTGGAAATGCGCCAGAAGCATTAGTTGACATGGACTCTTCAATGAAAGAAGTTGAAGATCTCATCTAGATAGCTAAGCAGTTGTTCAAGCATGTCCATGCATCTCTTGTCACATGTGATCTTGTGGATCCTGAAGCAATACAAGCTGCAGCTAAACTTCTTGAAGGAATACACATCAACATAGCTGAGTTCATATCAATGTACAAAGAGCGACAAAGATATGTTGACAAGATTCGAATAATGGTGTTTCAGCAAGAATAGAAGAAAGAGCTTATGGCTATAAAGCACAAATATGACATGGAGCTTAAGCAACTTAACAGCAGCGATGATCCAATTGATGTTGAGAATCTAGCTGCATACAGCTAGGAGCAGATTGTCAAGTTGCTTGATGACAAAGGAAAAGACTGAATTTGATTTGCTCATAGAAAAAGAAATGGTCCACTTCAATGTGGACCATTTTTTGTTTATGAAAGCAAACCTTATTAGCCAAGACCAAATGTAGCTGGTGGTGGAGCTTCTTTCTTCTCTTCCTCTTCTCCACCTTCTTCTCCGCCTTCTCCTTCACCTTCACTGCCTTCGCCCTCTTCACCTTCTTTTCCTTCTCCACCCTCACCTTCTGGTTTAGTTTCCTCTTCACCGGTGTTAGTCTTTCCTTTGATTGCGACTGGACTGTCAAACACAGCTGGTCCTTCAGAATTAAGTTGCTCACCATACCATTCTGCAAGTTGTGTTCTCTGCTTCTCTTCAATAAGGCATCTGAAGTTCTCTTCAACATCAGCATCAGAATATCCAAGAAACTTCTTCATTGCTACAATCTTGCTGAACTCTTCTTGATCAACAACTGACTTGTAGATGTTCATTCTTGTCTCAATCTGCTGCTATGTCTCATACAAGTCATACAATGCAGGCTTTGAGAACTGTATGTCAAGATCTGAATCTTTAAGCTAGTACTTGTCCCACATTCCACGCAGCTTAAGATCTACAATGAAACCATTCTTGAAGCCAAGCGCAACACGTCTTTGTAGACGAATGACAAATCTTGAGAATGCATACTCTTCTTGGCTTATTGTGTCATTCTTCTCCATTGTGTTTTCTGGAGTCTTGTAGCGAGAGAATGGAACTTTAAGTTGCTTCATGAATCTTCTTAAGAAATACTCGATGTCACCAAGCTGATCATAGTCAGCAGATGAACCAACAGACTCTATTGAAGTTCCATCATTTCCATCTGACTTTCCAAAGATGTAAGACTCAAGCATTGAGACTGGATTGTACACTCCTGCGATGTCTCCACCAGGTGACACAACTTTCTTCTGCTTCAAGCCCATTGCGAAGTTTCTTACATACTCATCAGCGTAGTTCTAGTTCATCTTTCCAGTTGAGATGTTGAACAACAGTCTTTCTGGAGCTCTAGTGACACGAAGAATCACTGCTGCATCTTGAAGCAATGCAAGTTGATGATATGCTTGTTTTGTCTATTCAAGTATTGGATAGCATATCATGCCATCTGGTGAGTAGAAGCCAGAGTCAATGTGAGTTATCTATGAATACAGCAATGGAATGCAAGTGTCTCTATTGAAAGAGAATGACACTGTAGTTGGAACAATTGAGTTGAATATCTAAGCAGAACCAAGATATGAGTTAGAAAGTATCTGACGCATGTCTGTAGCAAGCTTTTCTGTGTCAAAGAATATTCCTATTCTTTCACCGGTGACTGTGTCTATCAATGTCTCATAGTACTCTGGTCTAAGGAACTTTACTCCAATTATTCCTTTGTCTTCATACTTGTTGTTTATGATGTTTTCCCATGCAAGCTCACCTTCAACAAGAAAACGGCGTATTATAGTGTAGCCTTCTTCACGAAGCTTGAAAAGACCAATGAAACGCTCAAACTCTTCTTGTATTATCTAGCGTCTTGTCTCATTGAGGTTCTCTTTTCCATCTGGAAGTTTCAACGTCAATATCTTTCCAGTAGAAGGATCTTCATGCAAGAAGTCATCACAGATCTCATCTAAGCACCATTGGCATTCTGTGAACTCTGATATCTTTCTGTATTGTGCAATTCGCTCAGTCTTGTTTGTAGCAACTGGCATTGCAAGCAGATCTGTTCCAAAGATTGTCTGCCAAATTGGATTTGCTAATGGTCTTTGCTGTGCTACGTTCTTTCCAATGACTGACTTCAACGACACTGCTCTAGCTATGTCATCATTCACTCTGTTGAATGTGTTGTAGTTAGGATTTCTATCAGTCAATGGACTGTCATTTTGCTATGCTGAATGCTGCTGTCTGTCTGCAGCTGGATTCCATGAAAATGCCATATTGTCTATTTCTTTCTTGTACTGTAACCATTTACTATTTACTCTTGAAAAAATAAATGGACCATGTTAACATGGTCCATTCAACAACACAGCTTTGTCAACAAAAATCATTCACCACATGTTGTAGTGCATCCATCACATGTAGTGCAATCATCACATGTAGTTGGTTCATAATCAATTGGTTCAGCTGCAGGTGGTGGATCTGGTTCAAGCTAATTGCTTTCAGCTGAAATCACTTCTGCTTGAGGAGCCTCAACCTAAGGTGCTGCTTTATCAGCAGCTTCTTTAGCTTCAAGAAGCTCTTGCGCTTTGTTAAGCTCTTCAATCTGACGAATTATCTCTAATGCTAGATCATAAGGCGTCACATGTGAAGTATTAGCTGACAATGTCTTGAATCCAGCTTTAGTAAACATTTCATAAGTCTTGTCAAATTCTAACTTATGCTTTGTATAGTCAATAGTTGGCTCATTAGTAAGCTTGCAACGAACATTCCAATCATCTTCATCACAGAAAAGATACACAAACACCCAATCTTTGAATTGGGCTATGTCATACTAGTAGTCTCGCTTGAATATTCGTGCATATGTGATGTTTGACATCAAGCCTCTGTCCATAAGAACATACTTATGGTTTGCAAGAATGTCTACATACTTCATGACTTGCCATTTTCCAGCTTTGTCAATTCCTTCAAAACTAATGCAATATGTCTTCATATCAATCTCCTGTTATATTGTACTCACTTGCAGACATTCTTCCAAAGATCTAGATTGTCTAGATACCACTGCGTCTTAGATGATTCAAGTGAAGTCTTGTATGCATCAAGCTTTCCTTGAGACTTGCACCAAATTGGACATGCAACCTATGTCTTCTCTTCTCCACGCAACCTGCTTTCATTCACATACCCAACATAGCAGCTGTTTGATGAAGTAGTGTTCAACTTGCATGGTGGAAGAAGTGGAAGTTTTGGATATTTTCTAGCAAATTGCTCAAATGCGTCTTTGAACTATGGACTGTCATTTATGAAGCAAGTTCTCTAGCTAAGTGCTTTATGTATAGCTCCAACAGTTCCAGTAAACTTGAATGGAGTTATTGTTCCTTGACAAAGCCCATAGATGTTTGTAGCTTTCTCTGTCTAGCTTCGTACAAGATCTGCAATGTCTTTATGCATTCCAATGTCATTGAAGTTGTACAGCTTTGTGCACATCTTAGCTACTTCAACTTCTTCAGAATAAGTCTTTGCTGAATACTGCTTCAACAATGTTCTATGTCTCCAAATCTGTCCAATGACACTGTATGTCGCTGCTATAGAGTAGACATCTTCTCTAGCTATGTTTGCTATGTCTACATTTGCTCCATTTATAGCTGGAAAATCTGCAAATGCAGCATCACACATGCTTTTCTTGAAATCTTGCCATTGGACATCATACTCTAGAAGAAGTGTTTGAAATTTGTCAATGAACCATTTGACTTCAAGCTTGAAGTCATCATGCAACTAATCTAAGTTTTCATGGATGCAATCTAGAACAATTGTCAAATAGAGTAGATGAAGTATATCTATAGATATTGCATAGTCTCCTATTGAATCTAGATAGATCAAAGCTCGCATGTTGTCCATTGAATGGCCTGCAGCTTCAAGCTCTTCCATCTACTTTATCCAAGCATTTGTCTCATCTTTGGATCTTGACAAGAACTTGTACACTGAGAACTTTGAGTCATTGTCATTCAGAACTTGGCTGCTTCTTGCCCAACCACTCACAAATTGCGAGTTCAAGACAATGTCTCTCATTGCTATTGTTGACTTAATGCAGATGCTGAAGTTGTAGAAGTTGTTTATTCCAACTTTTGTTTTCAGAACATCTGAAATAGTCTTGAACTTAGCATTGCTCTAGATCTTCTTGAAAAGATCTTTCTCTGGCTTAGCTAATACTTGGAAATCTAGCAAAGTTTCATCTATCATACTGAAATCATACTCCTTTAGACAAAGCTTCTTGAATGTCTTGGACAATTATGTCTGCTGACATCAAGTCTCCGTCAATCTCTTTGAATGGAATCTAGTATTCACAAAGCATGTTCTTCAAGCCAATTGCTTTTTGATTGCTTTCTTCTTCTGTCTCAAGTCTTCCAACTGGATTGTACTTCTTTATTCTTCTCAAGAAGTAGTTCAAGTTGTTGTACTTCTAAGACAGCTTGTATGCAAGAAGCTTCAATGGCTCATGTATGTCTTTGTCAGTATTGTAGAATGGAGACAATGCTAATGGACTGTCTGTTATGACAACATCAACTTTGTCAGCGCATCTTGCTAGTCTGTAGTACTGCTTAGCAAACACATACACTTGATTGTGCAATGCTGTCTTGTTGTCTTCCCACACTTTGTCTTTAGCGAACTCTGTCACAAGCTCGCAGTTAACTCCAAGCATCTTGAGCTTAGCGAATGTATATGCTGCACATGTGCTTTTTCCAGAACCTGGAGCGCCAAAAAGATTTACGCAAATCATCATTGTTCCTTAGTAGATGTTGATGATCTAATTTATCTTGTTCATTATCTATACGCTTGTATATGGAGCATTGATGTATGGCTCTAATGCTTGTACAACTTGCTTGCAGCGCTCAATTGCTTTTATAGCGATGTAGTTGAACACTTTGTTTCCACTTACAAGCTCTGCATTAGAGTACATCACTACTGAAAGAATGTCACCTAACTGGCAAGCAAGACCTTCTGGAGTAGTTCCATGATTGAAGTCACGTATAAGCTGCAAAGCTTCATCAGAAAGCATGTCTTTAGTGACATTAGCTTCTGCTTCTTCAAGGGCAGCAGCAAGCTTAGGATTTGCAAGCTTGATGTTGTGAGGAACATCACTTATCTTTGCTTCCATCACATCATGCACTAAAGCTGTCTTCAATGCTGTCTCAAGATTGAAGTTGTAGTACTCTCTAAGCTTCAACACAAGAATAGCTACATAGAAGCTATGCTCGGCGACAGTCTCATCAACATTTCTATGGCAATTCTAGTATCTGACTAATGACCTAAGAATGTCAATGTCTTTTGAGAATGTCGCAATGTCATTCTTGATGAACTTCTTATATTCGTCAGACATATAATATTGTTCCTGTTATAATTGTTGCTTCAAGTATCTTAGTCGGCATCAATGACACTGACAATGACAATTCATGCTTGACTTGACTTAATGAAGAATATGTATAGCATGCATAGAACTTATCTGTTATTTTAGCATCAACTAGCTTCTTGAATAGTCTATTCTACATTGAAACACATGTACTCCAATCTACATGCTCATAACTATATTCATTAAAGACTTCATATATTGTATTTTTTATAGCATTGTGGTAATGCTTTATTAAGCGTTGTGCATTTATTTTGTCAAATGTTGATGCTTCATATGAAGTGCAAACACCTGCTGCAAAAGCTGGCACAATTGCTGTAGCTGCTAAACTAGCTAAAAAGTTTCGTCTACTGACATTCATTGTATAGCTCCTTCATACTTATGGCCAGTCTCAAGCCATTCAGGAAGCTTGTCAAGATCTTCAAACTTAGTGATGACTACATCTGCTGGCTCTGCAAGCATTACATTGAATGGCGCTCCTTCTGGAAGTGTCTCAGCGTAGTAGACAATCTTGCGCTTCTTTGCAGTCTAAGTGTTTATTCCATGAACGCAGCCACACTCCCACAATGTTCCCATGTCTTTGTAGTCAGTTATTCCAAAGAAGATGTCGCACTTGTTCATCTCTCTGACATTTTGCTCAAATATCTCTTTTCGTTTCTCTGGTCCTTCATTTGGACTAAGAACAAACTCATCACGTGGAGAGAATACGTCAAAGCCAAGATCACGAAGCTTCTTCAAGACTCTACGCTCTTCTTCATCTGCTTTTGGATTGAACCAACCGCTTGCATAGTACACTCTTCCTAACATCTTCTTATCCTTTCAAAATTCCAACATGTGAATCTAGCTGCAAATAGTCTTTTGCAGCATTGATAGCATTCAACTCTTCATCTACTTTCTTAAGATCCTAGAATATTCCTATAGTTGTGTCAACAATGCCACGTTCAGTGAATTTGCATAAATCTGGATCTCCGCACGCTTCAACAGCTACTCGCATGTTATTCAAATTGTTCTCAAGCTCATCTTTTCTTACATAAGCATTACCTTGACGCTCGTTTAGTTGGTCAATAAGTCTTTTTATGCAGACTTCATGCTACATCTATATCAGTTCTTCTTTTGATTTCATACATTGTCCTTTCAACAGCTAAAATATATCTTACAAGACTAGAATCAAGCATCTTTGCAGTTGTCAAACTTCATGTTGAGCTGATGGTTGACTTTGTAGAATGTGCAGTTCTTTGGTATGTTCTTGAGCTTCTTTGCTCCAATGTATGTCATTGCTGATTTAAGACCGCCTTCAATGTCATCAAATATGTCATTGATGCTGCCAACTACTGGAATGTACTTCTCTCTTCCTTCTGATGTAGAGTACTTTCTTCTTCCACCAAAGTGCTTCTCTTGAGCATAGTTAGAGCTCATTCCATAGAACAGCTTGTGTGGCTTGTTGTCTAAATACACTATTTCACCTTCAGCCTCTTCAGCGCCAGCAAACATTCCACCACACATTACAAAATCTGCACCACAACCAAATGCTTTTGCTATGTCTCCAGGAGTCTTGCATCCACCATCACTGCAGCAGAAACCATCAACTTGATGACAAGCATCAGCACATTCAATTACAGCACTTGCTTGAGGACGCCCAACTCCAGTCTGCTTTCTAGTAGTGCATGCTGCACCTGGTCCAATTCCAACTTTTGCGACATTTCCACCAGCAAGAATTATGTCTTGGCAGATGTCTCCAGTCACTACATTTCCTGCAAATATAAGAGCATTAGGACAAATAGCCCTGATTTCTCTCACTTTGCCTATGAACTTTGGTACATATCCATTTGGAACATCTATGCATATGCACTTCACATCATGACCAACATTCTTAAGTGCTAAAAGAACATCAATGTTTTCTTTTAGACCAAATGTTGGCATCACTCTGTCTCTATAAGCTCCAACCTTCTAACACTCTTGGACTTCCCAACTTTTCAAGTCTTCATACAGCTTGAGAATGTCAGAAGCTTGAATATGCTTCTCTAATGCGCACATGAATCCGCGCTTAGCAGCAATAGTTGCCATCTTAGGTGTGCCAATAGTTCCCATGTTAGCTATTATCACTGGAATGCAGTTAAGTGAATTCTCTTTACCATCTTTGCTTGTCCAGTAAAAATCTCTGAACAAGCTTACTTCTGACCGTGAATTCAATGTGCTTCGCTTTGGTGACATCATCAAATCATCAAAGTCAAGCTATTGCTCTTCAATTATTCTCATCTTCTCTCCTTACAAACTGAATATGTCAAACACAACTTGCTTGCTTGGATCTTTTGTCTCAAAATGGCAAGCTTCTCTGAACCTCTTCAATGGATCAAGTATTATCTTGTTGAACATCACATGATAGTCTACTTTGAAAAGTTGTGCAAATTCTTTTGGCCATTGTCCATCTTTGTATGCAATCTGATTTATTCCATACTTGTTTGTTGGCTCAATGTAGCAAAATCTTACTTTGTCACCAACTCTTATCTCGTCATACTGCTTTCCAAGTCCAAGCTTCTCGATTATCTAGTTGTAGTATATGCAAGCTTTCGCTATTCCAGTAGTTCCTTTGTTCATTGTCAAGAATCCAGCAGCAGTTCTTTCTGTGTTGTACCCTTTCCAGAATGACACTTCATCAATAGTGAACTTTCCAAACTTCTCATAAAGCTTGTTGACATACTCATCATACTCTTTCTCTTGCCAGTCATGCTTCAAGACTCCATCATATATGTCAGCAAGGAATGTCTTCATGTTCTTTGGAACCTGCGCTTTCTTAAGCTCAATTCCAGCATACTTAACAACGTCAACAGGATCTCCTTCATTGAATATCTTCAATGTAGCATAGTGCTTCTTTCCTTCATATATTCCAATTGCACTCATGTACTCAAGCTCATAAGTCAAAACATTGCTTTGTGTAGTATGGCAATAGTCAGCTACAAGCTTTCTCACAAATGGATTTACATCTTTCTCAATGATGTCGCTGGTTATGTCCCAGAACTTCTTCTTCCACTCTTTTGGCCATTTGTATATTTGCTTTGGAAGATCTGGCTTCTGCTTTCTCAAGTAGTTGCTTATAGCTGCTAAGTTGACAAACTATGAGTCTGTATCTCCACCAACTGCTACAGTCGTAACATCTTCTGGAAGACCAAATCTCTCTTTGAAAAGCTTCAATATGAACTTCTCTGTAGTCTGATTGCAGAATCTTCCTTGTCTTGTGATGCTTTGAGCAATGTCTGGATTTGCAATAGGAGAATGCGGAGTTCCCATTATTCCATAAATGGAGTTTATCATTGCCTTTACGCCAATCTGACCTGTATGAGAGTTCTCTTCTATTGTCTCATTCAAGATCTTCTCTTCTTCTGTAAGTTTGTCGCCTTCTGTCTAAAGCTTGTGAAGGGCTTTCATCTCTTCTTTCTTGATGCTTTTTCGAAGATTGTAGAAATGCTCACACCACTTAGCTACAACGCCCCATTTCTTCTCATGCTTCAAGAACAATGTGTTGTTAGTTGTGTAGATGCATTGTGTCTCTATCAGTTGGCGAACTTGCTCAACTGTGACTTTCTTTCTCTTTCCATTTGGAAGCTTGAGATAAAGTCCAGCTACTGTCTTAGCTTTTGCTATATTGTCATCAAATATGTTGAACATTGGCTCATGAAGCTCATCAATAGCCATCAAGCTGCCATCTTCATGAAGATGCTGAACAAGAAGCTTTCCAACATATGTCTCAGGACTTGCATTGATTGATCTTATATTTGATGGATATAGTGAAGCGAAGTCAATGCATCCAATTCCATCTCTATAGACACCTGGAATAGTTGGAAACACAAATGCACCTTCAAAACTGTCAAAGTGCTTCTTCTCATTCATGTATGAGTTGAACACTTTTCCACCCATCTCAGTCTTTGAGAATGCCATCACTGAGCCAATAAGATATGCAATTGAGCCATAGATCTAGTTGTAGTCAGTCAAGCCAAATGAAGTTATCTGTCTTGCAAGCTGAACCATCTTGCATTTGTCATCAATTCTCTTAAGAAGGTCTACATCTCGAAGGTTGTACTCATAGAACTTCTGCCAATCTTTCAAGTACAAGTCTTTAAGTGTTCCTTGATACTTGACTTTGTGTCCACAACCTTCATGCTCACCAACATTGTCTAAGCTGTAGCCACCATCAAGTGTGCATCCTGCTACACCAAACTTGTCTCTGTAGAACACAAGACAGTCTGCAATGAAAAGACCAGAGATGCTCACTTCAATGTCAGCAGCTACATCAGCACGCTCATTGTCATGATTTACATCTTTTATGAAGTATCTTCCAACTGGACTCAACCGTCTAGCATCAGCTTTTCCAAGAACATTCTCAATTCTTCTGACAAGATATGGCAAGTCATATGCTCGACCATTCCATGTTATGTTTATGTCAGCATAGTTGTCTTCCATCCAATCAAGAAAATGCTCAAGAAGCGCAGTCTCATCATCATTGAAGTTGTCAAACAGAACAAACTTGTCTTTTGGATAGTTGCATATTGGATCTTCATTGAAGTCTAATGTGCATTTCTACAAGCTCCAAGTGTAGAACTTTTCTGTCTAGCTGTCATATATTGTCATCATGTTGATGCGATTTCTTGCATCAACTGGCTTCTCAAACTAGTCGCTAATCTCAGTCTCAATATCGAAATAATGCATTCTGACTGGCTGCTTGTTGAAGTCCATCTTCAAGACTTCACCATCAAACAAGAAATGAAGAAGCTCTTGTTCTGGCTTCAAGCACTCTACAATCTTCATGCCATTAGCTTCTTTGACATAATTGTCACGCTCATACTTTGACTTGAACCATTTAGTCGCTACAAAATGTCCATAGATGTCAGTCTCATCTGTCTTGTACATCACATTGTATTTGATGTAGCTTTTCCATGGACAGACAAATGTCTTTGGATTTCCTGCTGTGTCAAAGCCAAAAAGAACTACTTGTCCCTCTTTCTCTGCATTCGTCAAATAACATGCAGACCTATATCCATTTCCAATGTAGTCTCTCCACTACTCTTTTGGAATGTCATCTAGATATATTGCGTTTGAAAATATTGAATTGCTCATACATGTATACCATACATTGTTAGACCATTCACGTCTTTAAAGATACTAGACTTTCATGACATAACAATAATATAATATCATAATGCACAAACATGTAAACAACATAAACAGCTTTGAATTTTAGACTATTGAAGGCTAGCAAAATGCTAGCCTTCAACTATAATAAACTATGCAGTAGCTTATTATTTGCCTGACCACCAATCGGTTTTTTCACCGGAACGTGCTTGGTCAAGCATATCCGGACCACCTGGCATCATATCCTTCCGCTTCCATCTGCGAACTTTATGTCCACATGTGTCAGACACATCTACTAGCACATAGTCATCTTTCCATGACTTTGGCTTTGGATTCTTCTTTCCTGTTATTGACCTTGTCTTTGGAAGAGAAATTGCTTCTTCAAGATCACCTTCATAGTCATTAAGGAACTGCTCAATTCCTTCAACATTTGCATTCTTAACAAGAATTGCAAATGCACGGGAATTGTCGTAATAGAATCTAAATGAATGACCAGCGTTCTCTTTTCCTTCAAGGGCTGCCTCAAGAACTACTTCTTTCTCATCAACATCTGCAAGTGCACCAAGAATTGTCTTGCAAGCATTTGCAAACTGCTTCATCTTCATAACTTGTGAGTTCTCATCTCCGGTGTAGATGATTTGCACCTTCTTTGGACCAGGTGTAGTTGTAGCTGTTCCATCTCCAATGCATGGAGATATCTTTATGTCGCTAATGTTGTAGATTGCTGGACCACCTTTGACAAACACAAGCATCTTCACGAACTTCTTGCTGTCTGAGCCAGGAATCTTTCCAAGATATTCTGACAATGCCTGAAGCTTTTGCTTGCAATGGTATTGCGTATATACCTTCTCAAAGACCATTTCTATCATGATAGTAGTTCCTTTATGTTGAATTTCTAGAACTATTTACTTTGATTTTATTGCAACTTAGTCAAGCCATCACGTACAAGCTCAGCTCTAGCTATTTCAAACTGCTTCTCTTCAGCTTGGTCTTGGATCTTCTCATCAACTTTGTCTTTCTGCTCTTTTGACTTTGCCATGTCAAGCTTGAGCTTCATGTCAACAAGCTTTCTGAAGTCGCCAGGCTTAAGACCAATGTTGTTGTTTCCTTTGTCATATTGTAGCTCAATTGGAACTTTCTTTGTGTATATGCTTGTTCCAATAGCTTCGTTGTTGCTGTTTATCTTGTCTTTGATTCCTTTAGCACTAGCAAATATGTCTTTGACTGCTTGCTTTTTTGCTTCGTCTGCTAAATCTTCATATAGATAGTCAAGTGTTGGCATATGGTCTAATTTTATTCCATATTGTCCAAGCTTCTGTTCAAGCGCATCAGCTTCAATATATCTAAGAATATAGAGCACTGGAACAAGCTTATCGACAATCTTGTCTATTTTTGTCTTCTTTCCAGCTTCAACCTTCTCAGTAGAGAGCAAATGCTATGCCTAAAAGTACATTTGCCTTACAAGTTGCTTGAAGTTCTTGACTTCTTCAAGCTCTGCGTCTGTTCTGTTCTTCCGACGCTTGCTAAGAATTTCTTGAATTCGCTTGTTTGCATTGAACATTATCTCACTAAACTGCTCAAATGCAGCTTTGTTTGCAGTCTTATATGTTGTGACTGTCTCTTTCTTAGCTTCAGCACCTTCTACAAGTGCTTTCTCAAACTCTTTTGACTCTAACAACTTCTTCTTGTCCATTTGACACCTCAACAATTTTCCCATGGAAAAACAAGCCATTCTTTGTCTGCATCATACAATGCTGCACATGACATTGGAAACACATCATCTACATTTATGTTCTTGTACAGCACTGCCATGTAGATGCTTTGTGCTTTCTTGTCTGCCAACAACTGATACACTGCATCTAATGTCTTTCCTGATGTAAGACAATCATCTACTACAAGAACTTGCTTTCCTTCAACATCTTGCAATGTGTCTTTGATATGCACTTCTTCTTGCTTGCATATTCCAACATAAGATCTGCAGTCACAGAATTGTATGTCTTTTATGCCAAGTCGTTCTGACAGAAGTCTTGCTGGAACCATTCCACCTCTGCCAACGCAAATAATTGTGTCAAAGTCAGCTTTTCCTTTCAGTTGAAGTGCTAAAGTGCATGACAATGCACTTATAGTGTCCCAACTGATGTAATGATGCATGACTTGCTTCATTGCAGCTCCTTTATAAGCTCATCAGTTGTAGCGCCAGATGCAGATGGATGACCACCACCAGAAGGACTTATATGCTAAGCAATGTCAATAGCGCTGATCTTTCCTTTCTTGTCATTCATGATGTATATTCCATATGTCCATTTGCTAGCGCATTTGTCACCAAGTCTATGGAATGAAATACAAAAGTCATGACGATCTTTGTCATACACATATCTGAAACTGTCTGAATGTGCATCAATGTTCAAAGCACACCCAACTAGCTTTCTTCCTTTTACTTTGAAGACAACATCAAATGCCATGCGCTCATATGAGCGATAGCTGTAGTTCTGATTGTACTTGTCAATTGCTGAGCCGGTCTAGATGATCTAGTTCATCAAGTTCTAGTACATGTCATATGTAGTGTTTCCATCGTTCTTCACTTCATAAAGAAGTACATCAAAAAGCTCTGAGCCAAACTTTATGTCTAATGCTTTCATTCCAAGCTGTATCGCCATCATCTTCTGCATCTCAGCATGTGTGAAAGTCCATGTGTCATACTTTGAGACAATGTTGATTATCTCTGGAACATCATCTCTGTCTGAAGCAGTTGTAAGCTTCATGTTATTGTAGAACCAGCACCAAGTATTGTATGCTCCTGAATGCTTAGTTGTCCAAATTCCATAGAACTTGTCAAATGACTTAAGCTTCTTCATTCTGTCAATAGCTGAAGCATGATGGTCTAGCCATGTAAGTGAATGCGCTGTCTACGCAATCTCTTCCATTATGTCATCATCAAAGCAGAAGTCACATATTATCACATCTGCTCCAGTGAAGTCCCATTTCTTCAAGACATTCTTAGCGTCTTCATCTCCAAAGTTTATTGGAATTATCTTCACTTTTCCATTGAAGAATCTCCTTACAATCTCTCCGCTGAATATTCCATCATAGTCTGCACTATGTGTAAAGCAAAACACATGCTTTGATGAATATATTTCTGTGTACTTTGCTTTAGCTGCACCAGCAGCTAAATACTCTTCGTAATCTAATTCTGTCTCTCTCATCTTACAGCTCCTAAAGAAGTTTAGTGTATACTGGCTTGACGTCAAAGAATGTCTTCATGAAATTGTATGCAGTCTCTCTTGCTTCATCATACTTCTTCTTGTCTTTAGCAAGCATGTTCATAAGCTCAACTGCAGCTTTTGGATTCTCTTCATCAAGAAAAATCATTCCTGTCTCTGCAAATTGATAGCTTCCAAGCGTTCTGTTCTTGACAAGCTTGAAGTTGTCAGCCCAACGCTTTCTGAACACTGGTATGCAACCTACAGCAGCAATCTCAAACATGGCATTCTCAATGACATCTTTGCTGAAATTATCATCAAGCATCAAAAGCTCAATTCCAAACTAGCACTTGCTAAGTCTTTCCATAGCAGTGTCATGATTGTATGGTGGCATGAAGTATACTGGATTTCCAGCTTCTAGCTTTATGTTTCCAGCATCAATGTCTGCTACATTCTTCTTAGATGCTTTTATGTAGTCAATGTTGACATCATCACGCACAATCTTGCTAGGCTTTATCTGCTTGAATATGTCATTCAATGTGCCAATTGAAAGACCAATTCCTTCTGCTGAAGCAATCCAACCATCTTTCATGAGCCAATTGTAATGCAAGTCACGAAATGCCCATGGACCTTTCCAAGCAGAATCGCGTCCAATGAACTTTATTGTCTTAGGCTCTTTGTCTTCAAACTTCTTCCAGAACTTGTTCTTAAGCTCTTCAAAGTCAATAGCAAAAAGATTCACAATGCCATCATCACCTCTACAGACAATTCTGTTGTGTGGAATCTTGTTCTTCTCAAGATACTTCACAACAAAGTCATTAGTGTGAGAGTGAGTGAACACTACATCAAACTTCTTCCAAATTCCATACCATTCTGGATCACTGTACATGTTTGTCCTAAGTGACCGAATCTTATGGTCAAACTAGCAATATGCACAAGTCTTCTTCTTGCTTTTTGCATAGTCAAGAATGTCTACAAAGCTTTTCTTTATCTAAGCTGAAGACTTCTTCAACGGTGTGCACATGAATATGATCTTGTCATATTCATCTACAAGAGCTTTAAGCTCATCAAACTACTTAGTGAAGCTTAGAAGCTTTATGTCACCTTTATGGACATTGCCTCTTCCCCACTTTATGTCAGTGTTCGCAACACATGCAGCTTTATAGCCTTTTTGCTTGTTTACGAACTCTGTGAACTTTATTGAGTTGACTGTCACTCCACAGCCTTCAACTCCACGTGCTAGAACAGTAAGAATTTTCATGTTTTTATAATATCAAAATGCTTGATGTTGTAAACTTACTTAGTTCCACTAGAACCAAATCCACCTTCACCACGCTCTGAATTGCTTCCAGCAAAGAGCTCTTCAGCTGAAGCTACTTCTTCTGGCATTGCAAAGCTTACAGGAATAAGAATAGCTTGGACAATCTTGTCACCAGCATTTATGACTTGGCTTCTATTTGACACATTATGGACATCAATATGGCATTCACCTTCATAACCAACATCTACAACTGAAGCACCAACAATAAGACCTTTCTTTGAAGCTACTCCAGACTTGTTGTTGAACTGAAGCATATATCCATCTGGAACTTTGACTTTTATTCCAGAAGGAATCAAAATTGACTGTCGTGGCTCAAGCACTATGCTTTTTACAATTCCATTGTCTACACTAAGCATGACACTTGATTTAGTAAGCGCTGTCTTTTCATCAATTGTTTCTTTAGACAAGTCTTCTGGAACAAAGAAGTCAATGCCTGCATCTGTTGGATGTGCACGACATGGAGACTTCACATTTCTTACTTTTGTGAATTTCAGTGTTGTTTCTTGTTTTGTTTTCATTGTTGAACCTTTCCAGCAATATGGTCATCATGAATAAGGAAAAATATTGTACCATCTAGATTGAACTTAGTTGGCTATGAGTTTGTCACAATCACATCGCCAACGTCTAATTGTATTTTTTTGACATTCTCTCCAACAGCTACAACCTCATACAATGGCAAATTTTCTCTCTAAAACACTATGCCATCTTTCTTGTCTTCATTGGTAGAATTGTTCAATTGCTTGCAAAGAACTGCATTGTTGTGAGGAATTGCTATCATGCTAAACTCGTCTCTATTTCATTGATCTCATCTTCAGGCAATTGCGCTTCATCATCTTCATAGATGTCATTGCTAAGCTCTTTTCTGCTTTGATTGACAAGCTGCTCAGTCAAGTCATCATCACGGTCATCAATGCTAGTTGGAGTCAATGTTCCAAATTCTTTGAAGTTCTCAAGATCTTTGTCATCAAGTGGCTTCATGTTTGTAAGCTTCTAGCCAAATATTCTTTCAATGAATGCACTTATGTCAATAAGCTCTTTTCCTGAAGAGCAGTCTGTGCAGCGTATTGGAATTATGTACTTTCCAGCAAACATGCTTTCAAGCTCTTTCTCTGATGAAGCTATGACATTCATATGAGGAATGAATGAGACATTGTTCAAGTCAATAGAATGCTTGAAATGGACATTCTCTCCAGCGCATGGAGGATCATTGTCTTCAACTGGATTGTTTGGAATCATTTCAAGAACTACATACTGCTTTGATGTTCCAAATGCATTGTACTTGTCCAAGAAATTAGACAACCTCAAATTTGCTGCCTTTGATTGCTTCACTGTCTCTGAAAATTCAGAAAGTATGAAGCTATTTGCATCTTTTATTGTCTAGTTCAGCTCTTTTACAAGAACACCTAATGACTTCTAGTTTTTGACATTCTTCAAGTCATCTGAAAGCTGAAGCATGTCTGCAAGCTTGCTTCTCACTATGTTTGCAGCTTCATCTCTAGGAAGCACTACTTTTGGCTTGCTTGAATTTTTGTCTATCATATGCAGATAATTGCAGTTGTTTTCCATTGTTAATCCTCTATTGTGCAAATAAGCATGTCATGCTTGTAGATGTATATGTTCTTCTCTCCAACTTGGACAAAGTCTCCACCTTTGACAAGCATTACTTTGCTTCCAACTTTGAAAGGACCAACATTCTCTTGATCTAAATTCATCTTTGTTATTGTTCCAGTATTCAGTCTTTCAGCATAGTTCTGAACATATACTCCACCAACATCTGTAAAGTCATCTTTCTAGTCAGGTTCGACAAACACGCAGTTTCTTAATGGCTCATAGTCATTGTTCTCTTTGTTTGCTTTCATTATGATGCTGTCATACTTCAGCAAAGCTATTGGAGCAGTATGAGCAAATGTAGCAAGTCTGTCTATAAGAACATACTCTCCAACTTTCAAGCCAAGCTTCTTCTCAGCGGTTGTGCCAATGTCTTCTACTAATGCATGCGCTAGAATCTAGTTGTCATAGCTCTTTTCTGGAAGCCAAATTGCTCCAACTTTAAGAACATCACAATTGTCTAATATCTTGACACAGACAAATTCTGCCCCACACTTGCATTTCTTGTCAAACTCTATCAGGTTCATCTTCAAATTCCTCTTGATGATATCATACCAGTTTAGACTTCATAAGCCAGCTTGTCTAGCAAAAGCTGGCTTATTTAAGATTACTTTGCTATTGTCTTAAGCTTCAAGTAGAACTACGTAGCTACAACATCAACATTGTTGTCTGCAGCGTGCTTTACATTCTTTGAAGCAAATATTGCATCTTCTTTCTTAAGTTGCTCCTAGTCCGTCTTCTCTTCAACATTGAATTTGCTGAAAACACCATGCTCTTCTTCTACAGTCAAATATTCATTCATGAAATACAGCTGACCTTCAACAGCTTCAGCTTTTCTTCTAGCAAGAAACTCTATAATGTAGTACATTGGAATTGTGAAATCTTCATCAAAATGAAGATTGCTGTCTGTGGCTTTTGCTAAATTGTATGCTATCCACTAAGTGTTAGAATGGCTTGTAAATGCTATTCTCTTTGTGCTAAGAACCTAATATTCTGGATCATCAAGCATGATGTATGTTCTTGGACAATACTTATGGTATACATAGTTGCATGGATCACATATAGTGTTGAACCATACATTGTAGTCAAGCTTGTCCATCATGTCTTCTAGCTTAAGCAAGAAATCTGTTGGATCTTTGTCTATTATAGTGTTCCACAATATTACATGCAGAAATCCAGTAAATCCACTTTCTCTATATTGCTTGTTTATGTAGTTTCGTGTCTTTGGATCAGTGTCGCACTCTATAGGAAGCACTACATTCTAGCAAGCAGTGCGTTCATGCATCTTATTCAAGCTTGGCTTAGCTTCTTTAGTGAAGACTGTTATCTGCTAGCATACAGCATTAGCCATAAGTGCATCAACAAGTGATGTTAGCACCTAATCATCTGTGCACTAGTCTGCAACTATTGCAATCTGTCTTTCCATATAAATTCCTTATTTCATGATCTTTGCGCCACCAGGCGTCTCAAACAATGTATTTTCTTTCTCTTCTTTGACCATTGCTTCATAATTCTTAGCTAGAAGCTTGAATGATATCTGCAATGGCTTTTGACGAAGACGACGAAGATCAATATGTATGTTAAGATTGTCTTCTAGCCAGAAGTTCTTCAAGTCAAAGCTTCCTTCATGTATTGGACTATTGAGCCATTTCCATTGCTGCTATATGATCTTCTAATATATTCCAACAGAAGTGAACTTCAACTTCAAAAGCATAGCTTTAAGCTCATCTGCAGTGCTATACAACTGCTCTTTTGGCATCACTCGAGAATACGGAAGCTAGTTTGATGCATAACATGGAACACCTATCGCAGCACATTCCATGTACTTTATGAATGACTTGCATCTGTTGAACACACAGTCTTTGATTGGCGCTACTACAGCTTGCAGCTTCAAGTTCTCAAGCATTGAAGCATAGTTCAATATTGCAGAGCCTTGATGCACTTCAATAAGCTTCTTGTCAACTAATGGCTTAAGCACATCTGGACAATATCCAAAAAACACCCATTGAAAGTCACGCACCGTTGACTGTATCATTGGAATAATTTCTGTCAAGTCATCAATGATATGGCTTAATTCTGCTTCTTCTACTTCTGCTCCAACTTCATTCTTCCAAACTTCTTTTCCATCTGGATTCTTCTTCTTTCTAGCAGCAAGACCATCTTTAGTTATTCTTACGTCATCTACATTGTAATGGCTTAAAGACGATATTATTCCAATTCTTGGTCGAGCTTTGTTCTTGCTGAATTGCTAGACCTTTCTTTCTTCATCATATCTGTCTCCAAACCACCATCTTGGAAGAAGATTTGGAAGTGCTACAATGTTCTCTAATGGAACACCATACCAATCATGGTAGAATTGCTTGATGTGGTCAGTAGTAGTTATAAGAAGATCTGCATTGTTCAACATCTCTTTGATGTTAGCTTGAATCTTTGGAGACTCATATGCTTCTCTGCCTCTATTGTACATCTCAATGTACTTAGCTGCCATGCAGTCATCTATTTCATATATCAAGAAAGCTGCATTAGCGTCACATACAGGCTTAAGCAGCTTCATGAAGATCTCTCTATTGTAGTCTGATATCCAACGCTGGACAGTTACAGATGTTATCCCTTTGTAGTAGTTTGGATCTAGTATTGGTGTCTAAGTTGCTGTATTGACCATGTTGAAACTTGATGCTATGCAGTTGACTGACTGCAATGGCATCAAGTGCCTCCACATACCGCAGCCGCTTGTATCTGCTAGATATGTAAGATTTCGAAATGTCTATGCCATTTAAGTCCTCTTTAGAATTTTACCTAAAGATATTATACTCAACTTAAATGAATCTAAAGTCGCATATGCCAGAAATTTGCATCATTCATCATGCAAATCTTGATATGACTTTATCTAATATTGGTTGACTAGAATGTCTTTGCACATGTTCAAGACTTTTGACTTTATCTAGTTGATGTCATGTGTTGAAAGATTGTACTTCAATGATATGTCTTTTGGACGCTCTTGGTTCCAATAGATGTCTTTGAACACTGCTTTGTCTTGAGCACTTAATGCATCATTGTTCTCAACATAGTCAAAAAGCTCTTTGCAGATCTTCTGCTCTTCTGAAGAAGATATTTCATTCTTCAATGTCTTTATGTGCGTGCATGACACATCTATATAGTCATTCACAAAGCTTTCAAGTTGTGCACCATCTCCATTGTCTACAGACATTCCTTTAGCATTCAATGAAAGCGTTCTCTTGTCAATCTCTGTCTACTTTCCATAGAAGTTTGCAGTCATGCGTTTTCGTATCCACCACATCGCATATGTTATGAACTTTATTCCTTTGTCAATGTCAAACAATGAAGCAGCTTCTGCAAGACCTCTCATTCCATCCATAACTACGCCATCAAAGTCATATGTCTTGTTCTTGTACTTCTTAGCCATGTTGAACACTGCTCTGACATTATGCATCACAAGAAGCTTGTTCAAAGTCACTCTGTCATGCCTATATTTGTCTATCATTGCCCGCTCTTCTTCTTTGTTGAGCGTCTTGTATTGTTCTGCAGCATTCTTTATTGATGCAATCAACTTAGTTGTATTTGCATTTCCTTTTATTCCAGGGTTCTTCATTATGCTCCTTCACATTCACTTGAACTACATGTTGCTATTATATCAACATGACATTGCACTTAAACTACTTTTTGCTTAGAACTATCTCTAAGACTTGCAAAAATCTTAGAGCATATGCTCTGACACAACTGACTCTTCTAGAAGAAATTCTGGAATGTCTCTTCTAGTGTAGTCACCAATCTTGACTCCACCATTCTTATCAACTACATTCTTAAGATGCTTTCTGTAGCTAAGGCAGATGTCTTTGCTTCTGTATTTTGGTGGAATAACTTTCCAAGGAAAGACTATCTTCTTGATATGCGCTTCTGGAACATTAAGTTGTGGAGCGTCTATCATGTTCCATTCAAGAAACTTTGAGACAACATGCTCTTTTGAAAAACGGAACAAATACTCTTCTAAGCAGCATCTCATGTACTCTTGCACAAAGTCTACATGCTCTTTGCATTTTCTGCACCATTTGCTTGTCTATGTTCCATATTGCTAGAATGATGGCTTCTTGCTGAATGGCCAAAGTGGAAAGAGCTTGTCCATTGTCTCATCTTTTCTTGTTTTGTCAAAGTAGTACTTGTAGAATCGCATGCTTCTTATTCCTACAACATACAGACGTGTCGCTACAAGCGCTTGCATGCAGCCAAGAATTGTCTTTGACAACTGCTTGTCTGGAAGAAGCTAGACTGACTTTTGCATGTCATCATCTAGCAGCCAAATCTAGATTGGATAAGTCTTTGGTCGCATTAAAATATAATATACAACAAAAGCATGGCATGTAAACTCATGCCATGCTTGCTGCACCAAATATTTGCTAGAATGTTATCTTATGTCTCTAGGATCAGTTGGTCCTGGCGTCTTATGGCGATCTGCATAGTAGATGTCAGTTATAACACTATCTAAGCAGTCGCACATGTTCAAGCTTATATTTCCGCTTTTCAATGACTGTATGATGTTCTCTAAGTTAGTGCAGATGCTAGTCAAAATTTGACCTTCATATCCATATACTCTAAAACGTTCTGCCATGAACTTAGACTTAGATTTCTTGCAGTCACCTTGCAATTCATTGAGCTTTTTTGCTACTGCATTGTCAATTACTACTTGCGACTATTCTACACTGTCATCTACTGGCTCGACTTCTTCAAGTTGGCTTTCAAGCATCTGCTTCCACAACTCTATGTTCTTGTCCATCTGTATGTTCCTTATACACGTTTTGCATTTTGAAGACCAAGTGACTTCAATATGTAGCTTGCGTCATTCTTCTCTTGCTAGACTTTAAGCACTTTAGCATTTGGAAACTTGTTCTTAAGTTGAAGTCTAGCATCTTCATCATCTGTAGCTTCTACAAAAGTAAATGAGCATTCTTTTGTCTTGTTGTCTTGCATGACAGCAACGAAATACTTAGTGCTGCTGTCTTCAGAATCATCACCAAAGAAACCATCAAATGGTTCCTCAACATCATCTTCTAGAAGGTCTTTATAGTGCTATATGTCAGCCGGTATGTTGTTTTTCATGTCTTTTTCCTTTAAATCTGCTTGCAGCTTAGCTTTAGCTGTGTCTGGAACATAGCTAAGTATCTTGTCCATCAATGGCTTCTCAATCTAGTTGAACTTCAGCGCAGGCTTTCCACGCTCTTTCATATGTATTGCACTGTAGTCATCAATCTTCATTGTTATTTTTTTGTTGCCAAGATCATCACGATTGATGTTGACTGTTGTATGAACATCAACGCCTTTCTTGTTGAACACAATCCAAATGTCACCATCAATTGCTTGCCGCCATTTTTCTGAGTAGTCAAATAAAGCTTTCATTGAAGTAGCTACACCATTGTGCGCCGTCACAATGACATCAGTTGGCTCAGTTCTTTCACGCTTAGCATTCTAGTCTAATGCTACTTTAATGTCATTAAGAACCCAAACTACATGAATGTTCTTTGGATCATATCCACCTTGCTAAGCATAAGCACTTATTATCTCAAGATGTTGAAGATCTTTCAATGTGATGTCAAATATGACATTTGGCTTTATCTTTGATACCTATGCAGCTTTGAAGAATAATGCTTGTGGCTCATATGCTAGACGATATTGAACTAAAAACTCATGTATATCATTGCAATGCTATGGATTCTTCAATGATATGTCCTTAAGCTCATAACCATATCTCTATTTGAATTTCTAAGCTATTTTTCCATCTGGCTTCTTCTTTCCATACAGTCTCAAGCACTCTTTTGAATGGTCTATGTTGAACACTTTACCTTCAAACAGAAGCAAATTCTCTAGAATGAAGCTCTTTCCAGATCCTCCACCACCAGCCATTATCAATATCTAGCCTTCTTTTGGATATGCACCATCATTCTTGTTTATTATAAGACCTGCTTCTTCTAGTTGTCTTTCATTGTTCATGTCTTCTACCTACAACTTCAAGTTGTCTCTTATTTGTTTTGACTCTTTTATGCATTCATCATCCGCTTTTATGAACTGTCCTACACTCATAAGTATTGTCTCTACTACATCATCTACATCCATTCGTCTATCTTCAAACTTCTCCCATGCTTTTACAAAGTCTCTTAATATAGATATGTAGCCAAACTTCTCAAGAAGCTTGAATGACGCATCAATTATCTTCTTAGTCTTGTCGTTTCTTATCTTGCTAGCAGTCTTCTTGTCATGAGCAACTTTCTTGTAGTTTCGTCTTCCCCAAACTACTTTGCTTATGTCATAAGACTTCTTCAAAAGTTGTATAAGCTGTTTAGCTAGCTGCCTATACAAATGGTCATCTTTGTCTATATGCATTATGACTTTAGCTAGCTCATACGGCTCAAGAATTATGTTTCTTACATCTGATATGACATCTTCAATGTTTTCCAAACTTTTCTTGAAGTATGCAGAATATGGATTGAAGTCTTTGTCAACAAGTGTAGGACCAACTTCCCATACTCCATCAAGAACATTGTAGCATCCAATTGATGTCATGTCCATGAAGATGTTTGGCTGATAGTACAGCTCAAATGGAAACTTGTTTTGCTTGTTTCCACCATAGCACTATGTTGGATTGCCTGGAAGATAGTTCTCTTTGTAGTTCAGACGCAATGTGTCTGAAAACAAGACAGCATCTTTCTTTGGAATAGATGGTATGATGAAATGTATGTCTATGTCAGAGTTCTTAGAATATGTGTTTGAAGTTATAGATCCAATTATATGCACCTAGTAGTCTTCAACTTTCCAATTTCTATTGGCTTTCTTGTTCATCCAATCTAATGACTTCTAAGAAAAGACATAGTTGCATAGCTTCATTATCTTCTAGCGAAGCTATGGATTGAGATAATAGTTTCCATCTGTGGACTTTGACCACACTAATGAACACAAACTTTTCTAAGGAGAATCTAAGACTGACTCATCTACCATAGTATATATATTTACATTGCAATGCAATTGCAAAAACGGTATAATATAATTAAATTAAAGGAATAACAAAACATGATAAAGAAGTTCCCAACTGCCACTGGTGCAATATTTGCTGACACTGACAAGACAATGGAATATCTTTATGTTGGTGACTATGGCCAAGAAAACAACATAAAAGCTGATTTCTTGGGATACAACAAAGAGATAAATGGTGTAGAGCATAAAGATGTTGACTTAGGCTACAAGCTTGTTGTGACAATCTCAACACAAAAAGGTTGTCCAATGAAATGCAAGTTCTGTGATTGTCCTAAAGTCAAGTTCAAAGGAAACATCTCTGTAGATGAGCTTTGCGAAGAGACAGAGAACGCTATAAAGTTCAGTGAATGCAAGTACACTAGAAGGTTCAATCTTCATTTAGCACGTATGGGTGAGCCTACATTCAACTACAAGAATGTATTTGAGTTCTTGACTGACAAGCTTGAAGACATCGTCAACAGAAACATGAAAGCTGATGCTATCCATCCAGTGTTCACGACAATGTGTCCTAAAGCTGTTGGAAAAGACAAGCTTCAAGAGATAATCTATGAGTTCTGCGACAAGATAAAGAATGGACACTACAAGGGTGAAGCTGGACTTCAATTGTCTATAAACTCTACTGATGAAGCTTAGAGAGATGACTTGTTCAGAGGCGCTTCTTTGACATTAGCTGAGATCTCAGAGATTGCTAAGACACTTCCAATGCCACAAGGAAGAAAGTACACATTGAACTTCCCTGTGACTAAAGACACTATTCTTGATCCTAAAGAGCTTACTCGTCTGTTTGACAAAGAGAAGTTCATTGTCAAGATTACTCCTATCCATGCTACGGTTGAAGCTGAAGCTAATGGAATTGAGACGTCTGAAGGCTACTACAACTATGATGTGTACAAGCAGTTTGAGCAGCCGCTTATTGACGAAGGTTGGCAAGTGATTGTGTTCATTCCTAGCAAAGAGGAAGATCGTGACAGGATCACATGTGGAAATGCACTTATCTCATATGAGTCAACATACAATTCGTGATGAAAGTAGCCTTAGTAAACGGCAGTCCTAGAAAGAATGGCTGCACTAATGCAGCTTTGATGGAAGTTGGCGCCGAGTTGAACAAGCTCGGCGTTGACTTTGATCTTATATGGACTGGAACAGACATAAAGCCATGCTTGAATTGTCGACATTGCAAAGACAACAAGACTACATGCTTCATAAAAGATGATCCTTTAGACTACTTTGTCAGATGCGCCCACACATATGATGGATTGATAGTTGGAAGTCCTGTGTACTATGGTGGAATAACAAGCTAGCTTAAGAACTTCTTGACAAGATTGTTCTACAGCTAGCCAAATCTTCTAGAGTTCAAGCCATGCGCTGGAATAACTACATCTAGAAGATCTGGAAACACAACTGCTTTTGCAGAATTGAACATGTACTTCTTGATGCATTCAATGATAGTTGTTGGAAGTTAGTACTGGAATGAATGCTATGGTGACACACCTGATGAGATGAAGCATGACATAGAAGGTCTTCAGACAATGAGAACATTAGCAGTAAACATGGAATATGTCATGCGCTGCTTGAAAGACATGCCAAAACCAATACGCAAAGAGAAGCATATCCACACTAACTTCATATCACGTGAATATCTTAAAATGGTAGAGAAAAATGGAATATGACATTGTATTGATGAATCCACCATATTAGTCTGGTTTGCATCTTAGATTTCTTGCAAAAGCTCTTGAGATGTTGAAACCAGATGGAATATGCATAAGTCTGCAACCAACAGCATGGCACAAGTACACGACAAATGAAGAGCATGAGCTCATAAAAAGTATAGTAGCTTTAGAAGACATTCCAATGTGGTCTGCAAGCAAGCAGTTCAAAGATGCAATTATGACATCAGATCTTGGAATATACACATGCTTAAGACATTGGAGAAAACTTTAGGCACTTAGCCTTTCAGAAGATGTAAAGAGCAGAATAATTGAAGAGCATGACATTGCAAAAGAAGAAAGCAAGCAACTACTGTCTGACAAAGTAAGAGCTTCATTGTTCTCTTAGTACTTCACTGAACCAACAATGTCAATGAAGATGCTTGAAAAGCTAGACACTTTGCAAGACAAAGACATAATTGACATATCTGCTGGATCTGGAAATCTTTTAGCCGCAGCAATAATAGCTGGTGCTGATCCTAAAAGATGCTATGGAATAGAGCTTGACAAAAGAATGAGAGACTTTGCTGCATATAGACTAAGCAAACTTGGAGTTCCAGAAGAGAACATCAAGCAAGGAAATGCTATAGCTAACTATGATGATGTAGCAGTATATGTGACATTGCTTCCTTGCAAATGCACTGTCAAATATCTAGCATTTCCAGATGTAGTGTTCTCATCACATAGCATTGACTTGTCTTACAGCATTGGAAAAGAGCTTCTTCAGATCATTCTGCAGAATGCAGTAGATGAGAAGCAGCAAATAATATTCAGTGAAAGCACAACTTTAGCTAACAAGTTTGCAGGCTCATTGTGCATAGACAAGTCTGAAATATACCAGCTAGCAAAAAAGAACTAGCTTTATTCATTTGAAGATCTTAAGAACCACTTGTCAAGCTGACAAGATCTAAGCAAGCTGCTTTGGCATAGTGCAGCATCTCTACAACGCACATGGCTTGCATGAAGACTTTCTTTCACATGAAAAGCATTTTGTGCATATTGCTTTCTTCTTTCCATGCGGACAGCCAAAAGTCATGTTTCCATCTGGATGCAATGTCCATGTGTCATTGCAGACAAACTTCCATCCATTCTTGACTTTCTCTTCTATCTCATTTCTGAACTTCCAGCGCCAAGTCCAATGAAGCTTGCAAAGCCAACCATCACATGCATCATAGAATGCTTGATCTGCGTCATCAGCTATAAGTTGCTCAAAAAGCAATGAATCACATGCATTAGTCTTCTATATCTAGTCAAATGCATGCAGAACATCTAGCCAATTCTTGTCTGAAATAAGATCTTCTGTCAAAGTCACTAGAACCATGCATGTTCGACCAACTCCTGCTAGCGCTTCTAGATTGCTTAGCCATCTGCTCATTGGAAGATTGCTATTGAATCTAGTGAAGTTCCATGATGTTGCTATGCTCACTCTTCTGTCTAGAAGAACTTTCCATGCAGTCTAGTTGAGATGCATCAAATTAGTTGAGATTGAAGTCACTTTTCCTGTTTGCCAGCATGCATCAAGTCTATCTGAAAACATTGTTGGCTCACCTCCAAACAATGTGACTTTTGCATCTTGTGGAAGATTGTTCAACTGCTCTATGAACTTGTCTTTGTTCCATTCACATTTCATGTCTTTTATCTCACAATGAGGACATGCTAATGTGCATTCATAGTTTGGTATTGCATACACTTCCATCACAGCCTCCAGCCAGCAGCTACTATTCTGTCTTCAAGCTTCTTCATCTCTTCACAATGCCTGTCATCATGACAAGCACCATTTCTTGCATGCTTGCAGCCATTGCAAAGTCTGCAAAGTTTGCATGTCAAGCATTTTTTGCTGATCAATGTGTTTGGATGGATCTTCATCTGCTGTGGAACAAGTTGATGGTCTGGTGGAAGAATAAGGTCTGTCTAAGCATTAAGATCTTCTTCACATGTTGCATATTGGAGCTTTCCATCTTCAGCAATCTCGCAAGCACCTATTGTAGACTAGCACATGCAGTTAGTGTTCAAGCCACAACCACCTTGATATGCAGCTGTCTATATGTCTAGCACATCTCCATATCCTAAATCTATTGCATCAAGCCATATTTTGAAAAGCTTCCATCTTGGAAAGAACTCTTTGCTCAATCCAACTGGAAGAACTCCATTAAGCTTGCATTTTGTTCCAAGCTTTCTTGCTAGCTCAAGATGCTTCATTGCATATTGCTCATTGTCATTTGAAAGAACCGCTATAAACATTGGTGCATATCCAATCTTCTGTCTAAATAGCTCTTCTACTTCAATGAACTTTTGCTCAGTATATGGTTCTCCAGCTGACCAACATCTTCCAGGTCCATACTAGAATGAAGTGCACACTCCAACTCTTCTATTCTTGAACAATGTTGTCCAAAACTCTGGACTTTCATAAAAAGCTTTCAAATTAGAAGTAAAGCTCAATGTCCAAGCTCCTATTTCAAGTAGCTCTTCATAGAAAGCTATTGAACAAAGCAATGGCTCTCCACCTGTCAATATTATGTCCTAAGGCTTAAGTGCATCAAGAAGCTTCTTCAATTCATCAGGAACTGAAACAAGGTGCTTCAACTTAAGCTTGTTTGCTGAGCAAAATGTACATGCAAAATTGCATGCTGCTGTTGGCTTCAATATAAGTTGCATAATCTCTATAATTAGATTTTACTATTATAGAGTTTATTCTTATTGTTTTGGCGCTATCAAGATCAAAGTCTTGTTTGTAGCTACAAGCTTGTAGCCATTCATCTCAATCTAGTCAGCTAGCTTTGCAGCTTTGTCTATCTTCTCTAGACTAGCTTTGTCTATTGTTGAAGTGCAGCCAGCCAATGCAGCAAGAAATGACATAATAAGAAACTTTTTCATACTAAACATATTTACTATCACCAGCACCAGCCCAACATCAAGCCGCCATAATTTGGTGAATGCTTCTAATGTTTGTACTCATCTTGCCTGAAGCACATGTAGTATCTTACAATGAAGTTCTCATACTAGATGCAAGCTCCCCACTGCAGCTCTCCAACAAATGGCTCAATTGTGACATCTAAGTCTTTGTCTCTGTTTCTTATAAATGAGCCTTCTAAGATATGGTTGTACAAGTAGTATCTTTCATCAGCTCCAACATACGTCCATGCACTCAGCTTGTCAAAGAATGACTTTGGTCTTGCATTTCTGCTAGAGCTGAACATCATGTTGTTTCCAGCATCATTTCTGAGATTCCAACCTATCTTCAAGTCGCAGCCAACTTCAAATGCGTCTTGGATTGTTCCAGTTAGAACACCAGCTCTTGGAACTAAAGCTACATAGTCGCAAAGATACCAATTGTACTTCTCCCACCATTGGCCATTGACTACAAACTCATTATGAAGCTAGTTATGCCAGCCTTTTGGATCCCTGCAACCAAGAATGCGATGTATCATTCTTTGTGTATGTCCAGCAAATGCAGCAGGGCCAATCATTCCAAAGTCAATCTCACCGTAATGCGTCCAATATGGGTTGTAGTCTCTGAAGAAATCATATCCAACTCCACCATATATGATTCCGGCATATGGACGATCACCATCAATGTGGTCACTTCTTCTCAAGTCACTTGGAGCATACATGTTCTGGCCAGCTTTGTAGTGTATGAAGTTGTTGTCAACATACTCAAAGCCAGTTCCATGCGTGTAGTCATGATCCCCCCTGCCAAGACTTTTGTCTGGCAGGAAGCAATCATTCTCTAGAGTCAGATTGAACTATGAAGCTATGCAACTAAATGCAATGCTGAAAAATGCTATAAATGCATATTTCATCTTTTCTTAGAAGCTTTCAAAGCGCCAAAGCCAACGCTGCCTACTAGCAAAACTGCTAATGCGCCAGGAAGTGGAGCACCACTTGGAGCGCCGCTAGATGATCCGCCTGAAGCTCCAGCTGAAGATCCTCCAGAAGTGCTCACATTGATGTCAGCAATTGTCATCCACTCATCTTTGCCATGGCCGCCATTTTTGTCAAAAGCAAGCCACTTCTCATCGTGCCAATCTTTAAATAATGTCTATGTGTAAATTCCACCATTTGGACGAACTTCATAGAAGCCAACTTTGTCACCAGCTTTCAGCGAGCCAAGATCTACTATTCCATCATTGATGTTCTTTCCAAACTGTGGATTGTTGGCGTTAGCTTCCATGTAAACGGCACGCTCTTTATCACTCATGTCAGCAGTGTAGACGACATATCCAACTCTTCCAGCATTTCCAAGAGAATGCCAATCTGACTTGAATGTAAATGACTCAATGCTCTCATTGATCTGTATGTAGCTGTAGCCATCAGAGCTGTTCACAAACTCAAATGCGTCTGCTGCATGTCCAACTGCTGCTAATGACATTGCAGCTGCAGCTAACCAAATTTTAATCCTATTCATTTTATGTCTTTTTATTTAAACTATATGGCTTTTTGCAGCTTTAAATCATTAATTGTCTGATTTTTGCAATATATTAACTTAGAATTATTGATAATCCATCTACAGAATCATCATTTAATTTGACTTTTCCTGTCAACATTTTTCCATTATCATCGTCATCTGTTTTAATTTTCACTGAGTATTTTGCACATTTTGGCAAATATTTTGTTGCACCAGCTAAAAATTTCTATGCACTTATTCCATGTGGCTCGTATTTATCAGTGTTTATAATTATCTATTTTTTTGAGTGATTTATTGTTGCTGATATAGCAATTGTATAATTTTCACCATTTGGCATTATTGCCACTCTTGCATTTTTATATTCTGCATTTTTCTATAATGCATTTTTTATATTATTGCAAAGTATTTCAAATGTTACACTATTCATATAATGATCCTTTGAACATATTTACTTTATTCTAGATAATAATTATATTATACTTTGTGATAGTCTAAACAACATTAGACTGCTAATGTTTCAAGATTTAAGTCTTTAATGCCTTGATTCAACAGATTGTCTATTTGAACAATGGTGCTAGTGATGTCTGGATCATTGCAAAACTATGAATACTTGTAGTAATGCCATACAAATTGTCGTACATTGTCAAGACTGATCTCGTTAAGATGCTTATCTTTACTATAAACACAAAGCTTCATGCTGTCTACTGGATCTCTTCCATCTCCAAGTGAAAGCTGCTAGTACTTTATTGGAATATGCTTGAAGCCATATTTTTTCCATATAGACAAATTTGTAAAATTGTCTTCTTCAATTTCTCCAAACATCCAGTCAAAGTCATATTTTTGCTCAACATGCTTCATAAGCATCTTTGCAAGGCCTTTTCCTCTGTAATGTTCTTCTACACATGCAAACTCTGCTGCAAGCATCTTTATCTTTGGAAACCAGCAATATATGAAGCATGCAACATATTTTCCATCATCTTTTATGAAGTCAAGATGATATTCATACTCATTGTCATATAACTAAGCATCAGACTTTATCTTGACATAAGCTTCAACACTTCCTATCTCATTTTTGTTGAAGCATTTTCTAAATACATCTCTGTAGAAACAATAAAACCTAGGTATTGTGATAGGATTATTGAAATCTAGTTCTTCTATTTCCATAAAAGACAATTCCTCTCTTCAAATACTCTGATTCTTGTTGTCTCTTAAATTGAATCTAACTTAGGAGGAAGTTCAAGTCCTTCAATTCCATCTGGAAAGCATTTGCATAGTCCATTGTATATCTTGTCATACCATGGATCCATAGTGCGGCATGTCTTCTGCCAACCATTCTCATCATAAGAGAACCATATGCCATAATCATTTGGTGTAGCTGGATCATTGAAGTAAAGAAAATACCTCCATATATGGCATAAGCACTTGCTATATCCTGCATCTTTGCATATCTTAGACAACAATCTCGTCTGGTTGTTCTCAATGTATTGTATCTTCTTTTTCATTACTTTGCCGTCAAAAGTCAATTCCTCTTTTCAAGATTCGCTAGTTCCTGCTTCCACGAAAAGGAATGCTTAAGTCTTTCTGCTCTTCAATGAATGGTCCATCAACAAGAACATCTACATACTTCAAGATGTCTTTCATTGAGTTATCAGCTTGGATCTCTTCAAGTGTATACCCCGACCAAATCCACTAGTCTTTGTCAGGAAACTTCTCTCTTATCTCTTTTGCAAGCTCAATGACGACTTTTCTGTTGTCAGAAAGCTTTGACAATGGCTCACCACCTAAGAATGATACGCCTCTGCACCAGTCATGCTCAAGCTCTTTAAAGATCTTCTTCTTAGCTTTGTCATCAAATGGCTTGCCAAAAGCTGGATTTTGTGCTTCTTGGTTGAAACAGCCTGGACAGTTGCGAGCGCAGCCACTTACAAAAAGTGAGACACGGAAATGCTCTCCATTGGCAATGTCAGCTTTTAAGATAGAAGCATAGTTCATAATCAAGCCTCCAGTCCATTATGCTTCACTCTATTCTCAACTTCAGCAATCTTTCCAGGATTAAATGCATCTTTGTATGAACCAGTGAGATATCCAGTTACTCTGCGAAGGCGCTATATGTTTGAGCTTCCACATTTTGGACAGTTACCATCAATACTGCCTTGATATCCACAATCTGAACAACTGTCAGATGGAACATTTATAGCAAAGTATGGAATGTCTTTGTCCATTGCATAGTTTACAAGATCTTCAAGTGCTTGAATATTATTAACTGTTCCAGCATCAAGTTCAACATATGTTATTGAACCAGCAGATGAATATGGAGTAAGCTAAGCTTCAATGTCGATTTTCTCAAATGGTGTCATCTTCTTCCATACTGGAACGTGCATTGAGTTTGTGAAGAACTCATGGTCAGAAATGTTCTTTATTTCACCATATTGTGCTTTGAACTTCTTCATTGCAGTGTAACAAAGATTCTCAGCTGGTGTGTAGTAAACGCCAAAGTTCAGCTTGTTGTCTTTCTTGAACTTAGCGCACTTCTCTTTGAACAGAGTCTCAATCTCAACTGCTAATTGCATGCCTTCTTTTGTAGTGTGGTCTTTGCCAATGAGAATCTGCAATGTCTCAGCAAGGCCAAGCTGTCCAATTGCAAGTGTTCCATGCTTGAGTGCTGAGCGAATTCCTTCTTCTGGCTTGTAGCCATACATAGTTCCATTCTCATACATGAACTTAGCTGACTTAGCTGGCTGAGAACATTGCCAGTCAAAACGTTCAAGAAGCATGTCACGCGCTTCATTTATCTTCTTGTCAAGAAGCTTTATGAATGCTAATTGCACTCGTTTTGAAAAAGCACCTGCTTCCCAATCTATGTTGTTAGCATTGTCTTTGTCTCGCTCAGCTAGAACTTTCTCTTTTGCTTGCATTGCAAGTGTTGGCATTATGATTGTGACAGGTGAAATGTTTCCGCGTCCATCTTTAAGCTGTCCAAGCTTTGGATCATCGCAGTTGATGTCCCAGCCATTGGCAGTTCTGCATCCCATTGTACTGAAATACGTGCATGGATTCTCTGGATCATAACCAGCGTTTCCTGTCCAATCAACATTTGCGTAGTTTGGATAAAGACGAAGTGAAGTGCTCTTCAAAGCAAGTTTGAACAAGTCGTAGTTTGGATCACCTTCTTTGCGGTTGACGCCTTTCATGCATTGGAATATTCCACATGGGAATATGCTTGTCTTATGGAACTTGCCACATCCTTTGATGCTTCCTTCAATAAGAGCCTTAGTCACCATTCTTCCTTCAGGAAGTGTGCATGTTCCATAGTTTATTGAAGTGAATGGAAGCTAGTTGCCACTTCTGCTTTGAAGAGTGTTGAGATTGTGGTACATTCCTTCAACTGCTTGGTTCAACTCTTCAATCGTCTTCTCCATTGCATATGTATATGCTGGAATTTCATGATTGTACCAATCAGAATCAATTGGCAGTTCTCTTATTTCATCTTTAGATATTGGCAATTCTGTTTTATGTTCTTTTTTAAGTTTTGAGCCATTCATTAAATCAATAAATCTCCATCCATCAAAATAATGTTTGCAAAAACTTAGACGAACATAAGGAACCATTGTCCAATCAAGATGAGTTGCGCTTACTCCACCAAACTGCTGCAAGCTCTGAAGCTAGAATATCACAGCGACAAGCTGCATTGCAGTGTTGACCGAGCCAGCAGGACGCACATCTGTCTAGCGTGTGTTGAATCCTTCTTTCAGAAGCTTGTCAAATGGAATAGAAAGGCAGTTGTGTGAGCCAACTGCATAAGCGTCAAGGTCATGTATGTAGATTTCATTGTTCACATGGTTGTGGACATGCTTCTTTGAGATAAGATGGTCAAGAGCATACTGCTTAGCGACAAATGAAGCAGTCTCTCCAATACGTCCTCCAAATGAGAACTCATCAACATTAGCGTTCTGGTTCTGCACATTTGACGCAGTGAGCTTCTCAGTCAAGCTTCTGCTATTTCTGACACGCTCTTTCTCATATCTGTAAGTGATGTACTTCTTAGCTACTTCATATCCCTAAGCTTCCATCAACTTCTTCTCAATGACATCTTCAAGCTTGTCAATGTCAATTGGCTCTTCAAGATCTTCACAAAAAGCAATAACTGTCTCTGTTATTCTAGTTATCTGCTTTTTTGTTAGCCGTTCTTCTTCTGCTACAGCATTGTTTGCATTGCATATAGAGTCAAAAAGCTTCTTCTTTGAGAGAGCTTCTACTTTTCCACTTCTTTTCAATATTGTCTTCATGATGTTTCCTAAAATCAATTGATCTCTATCTCTTCTTGTGTACGATAGTCAGGAATCTCAAGACCATTCACAGCGAACATGAAAGTGCCATTAGCAATCTTATAGCCAACTTTCAGCTTTATCTCAGTCTGAAAGTTGTTCTATATTGCATGACGTATGTATGCAAGCAGCTAGACTACTTGGCATATAGTTGACTTGTCACCAATCAAAGTCACATCACTGTCAACTATGTCTTTCTTGAATGGTGATTGGACGATCTGCTCTTCATTTACTTCTTCAACTACTTCTTTTTTGACTTCTTCGTTTTCCATAACTCTATTACATCGTACTAATTTAGACCATTTTTACTTACTTCAAAGACTAAGATTCTGGCATTTCTAAGATTAGTTGTTCATAAAATGTAGCACTTCTTGAACATTATCATAGATAAATCTTAGATTACTCTAATATTAGACATAATAACTATCTTCTAAGACTGCAGAAGCTTCCAGAATGAATCTAGAAGCTTCCAGAAGTGAGCTGACAGACTTATATTACTGTCTAACTTCAATCATAGCACGAAGTTTGCTAAGAACCGGCTCCCAAGCATCACGATCATCATAAAGTCTGATTGTGTACATGCTGTTGATGTTCTTAAGAGCTTTAAGCACATCTGCTTGGCGCCAGTCAGCTTTTTGACCATTAAGAATTACTATCATCTTATAAGTAGTTTCAGCATCAAGTGTATCTTGTTTTACAAATTCTAATACATCAAGAACTTTGTCAGCATCACTTGTTTCTACTGCAATATACAATTTTCCAGCAAAATTTGATTTAGCATATAATATATCATTAAATTGTGTGCCATAATATTTATTAAGCCAATTTATATATGAAAGTTTTTCCCATGTAACATTCTGTCGTATTGCAAGATCTGAATTTTCTGGTAAAGCTGCAAAATATTTTGCATATATCTAAGCATACTATTCACTATAATCACTGTTTTTTATTGTTAATGCTGGTTGTTTTATATAGTTAAAAGCTGAATTTCTAATAATACTATCAGATATCTATAATGGTGTTTTTTCAAGATTGAACTTGTTGTTAGCTACCATAATAAAATTGCACATTGCTGGTAGATTTACGTTTTCAATATTTGCTGGAATATTTTCTGCTAGAATCTAACGTAATTTAGCAACCATTGATATAACTACATCACGACATTCATAACAATCTAATGAATTTGACCAATGAATAGTCATGCATGTTCCATTCTTTTTAGTTATAAAATTATTATTAGCTAATGCCTAGCATGCAGCAATCAATGTTGGTTTTCTTGAATTTACAGTTGCAACTGAATAAGCAGTATAATAGAATTTATTCTAAATAGCAGCTTCTACTAAAGATTCAGCGTCAGTTGTTTGCCATGTCTTTACAATGCTACTATCAAAACTATTTGTTGAAAGTACATTCCAATTTTTTTCTGCTATTAGTTGTTCAATACTAGTTTGAACAGTATTGTCTGCAAATGCTGCTATTGAAGCAAACATTATTGCAATTAGTATTTTTTTCATTTGTTGTTTCCTTTGTTATTTTGTTAGTGTTGTGTCATAAAGTAAGTTGTCTGTAGTGTCATTCCAATGCTTCATGTCATTTGGATCTGCTACTAAGAAAGTGAAGTTGTCATCAACTCCATCATGAAGCAATGTCAAAGTCTTAGCTCCATATCGCTTGAAAGAGTTCTCTACAGAGCGTTTTGTCTTATACTCTTCTTCAATTGAAAGATCTTCAATGTATGCACCATTATGCCCATTCTTAGTTCTGTAGTATGGTCCACTTCCTACTACTTGGAATATCTTGTCATATGTCTTGTAGTTTGGAACTATGTTCTTGAACAACTGCTATACAATGTAGCCATGATTGTAGCCAACAAATCCCATATTCTATACTACTACACCAGTCACATTCTTTGGAATGTTGTAGAACAATGCCCTTCTGCCTGCAGACGATGATGTATATCCATAGTAGATCTCACCATACAGCAGAATGTTAGGATTTGCTTCTCTAGCCATCTTGCAAAGGTAGTTGAAGAACTCGTTTGGCATCAAGCGGACATGCGTTGATGTCTCTCTCCAACCAAGAATGTAGCCATCTGACTTAGCTGCTATAGTCTTGAAGAATGGCTCAAGCTTGTCTGGATCAATGTAAGGATTCCATCTTGGACAAGTGTTGTCCCGGCCAACATATACTGAAAATACTTTCATGCTCTTGCTTCGTATGACCTGTATCATTTCAAGAAGATTTGTCATGTCTTCATTGCAATCAAATCGCACAAGAACTGCGTCATAGCCTTTAGCCTTTGTCCATTGAAGATTTCTTTCAAACTGCTCTTTTACAGCTTGATCCCATTTGTTGCTGTATATCCATGCTTCTCCAATAAGCTTGAATGATCCAGTTGGCTTTATCTTAGATATTTCAAGTGTCTTGTTGTCCCATAGCTTGTTCAGCCATTTGTAGTACATCTATAAGTTTGAAAATCCATACAGCTTTTCTAGATCTTTCATTCTAGGACTTCCAGAGCCACCATATGAAGCGCCAAACTAATATGCTTTCTTCATTTGGTCTAGTTCTGCAAATGTATCTGCAGACCAAAAAACTTTGAACATGCTATTGTCAACTACTAGAAGCTTTGCTGAATGTGCATCAGCTACTTCTACTTTGCCTGGTGACAAAAGCTCTACTTCTACTTTCTCTGGAGTAAGGTATTCAACTTCTACTTTCTCAACAACTATCTATGCTGCATCAAGCTTTTCAACTGAAAGTTTTCTTGGACTACACCATGTAAGACTGAACTTGTTTGATATTGTCAAGTCAATGTCAAGAGAGCGAATCTCTACAAGACGTATGTCTATGTTAGTAGCAGCATCATAAGTTATTTCTGTATGAAGACTGTCATTCAAGTTAGTTGTCACATACTCTGCGCTGAAACATGCAAATGGAATCAACAATGCTGCTAGAATGCTTCTAAATTTCATCTACGGTCTGTCCTTTACCACTTTACTATTTACTACTCTGGTAATTTGCTCAATATGTCTTTTGTCTTGTCATCAAGCATTCCAAGTACATGCTCTTTAAGAGCATTGCCATTGTCTCGTATGAACGAAGCTATTGCACCATAGTCTAGAAGAATGTCATCAATGCTGTTTTTAGTCTTAAGCAGCATGTTTGTGAACTTTCTACCACTTCCAAGCTTGCAAAATGATGAATTAGAAGCAAGATATTCATTTGGCAGACCGGTCTTGTCTGAGAACAGTGGATGCTCTACAACAGAGACAAAGTCTGTTGACTTGCATGCTTCTACTTTAACTGGAGCTAGACGCCTGTCAACCATATTGGCATAGCTTTTGAGTATATGCTATGCAAAAGAAAATCTTGTCTCATTTAAGATGCTTGTCCAACAATTGACTGTTCCATACACACCTTCACAAACTAAGTTCAAGATTTTGCTTGCTGCAGAGTCTACTGTCTATGGACTTCCAAACTAGTCTGCTGCTGCTTTGATTACAGCTTCATCTTTGTTCTGCTCTGCCATCAATGCTCTAGCTCTATATGCTGCAGCTAAGATCTTGTGCATGAAAAGATGCTTCTTTGTGTTTCCATACAGCCATGACATTCTGCAGATAAGCTGTCCTTCTGGCCAATGCGCATACTCAAGCTGCATCTCTCTTTCACCAAGCAACTTCTGCATGCCATACATGTTGCATGGAAACTCATATATCCATGGCTAGTACATGTATGAGTGCTGCGAATAGACATAGTCTGTTGAGATATGGACAAGCTTCACTTTATGGTATGCACAAGTAGAAGCTAAATTCTTTACACCAAGGACATTTGCTATGTATGACTTCTCTAAGTTCTGCTTGTCTTCACAACCAGCTGTGTCAGTATATGCTGCACAATTTATCACTACATCAACCATCTTGTCTTCACACATTCTAGCAAGAGCTGTTGAGAAGCTGCCAAGCTGATAGTCTTCTTTAGCCAATCCTATGCAACTGTTGATTTTTGAATGCTTCTTCATGCTTTCTTTCTGGAAATGCTTAAGAACTGCACTTCCAAGCATTCCATTAGCTCCTACAACTAGGACGTTCATTCTCTTTCTTTTCAGCCAATCTACCATAACTTCTTCTTTCTTGACTTCTTAATTGCGTCATTTCTCTTCTAGCATCTTTTCATCACATCAAGCAGCTTGAGCCAAGCTTTCAGCTCATCTCTTCTTCCTGGAACATCATAAAGTGGATCAATCTTCATCTGCTTGTCAAGATATTCAGCTTCTCTCTTGACAAAGCTGACAAACTTCCTTTGTCCAACTACTGCTAAACAATCCAAATCTTTCTATATAAGCTAGCAATATGCTTTGAATCTTAGTCGTGTATGAGGCCAAAATCCATAATGGTAAGCTAATGTGTTGCAAAGCCATACATGGTCTTCAATCTGCAATGTCATTCCATAAGTAGCTAGCTTCACTTGCATAGCTTGCCATGTCTCTGTATGGTAGATGTCATCAAGCATGTCTGCGCTTCTGACACCATTTGGCGCCATCAAGTCAATTGGCTCTTTTCCTAAGGCTGCTAGCTTTCGCTTACGCTCTGCCTAGACTTCACTCCATGTTGGAGCAGACTGAAGCAAGTCATGAAACTGCTAAGTGATCTTTCTAACTGATGCAGGATCTTTTCCTTTTCCTGCTTTCTTAGCTAGCTGCTTCTTAGTCATGCTTGTCCTTCAAGTCTAGCCAAAGTGGCTCATAAGCTATGTCATATCTCTCATCAAGTCTTGAGACGTTGAACACCATTGTGCTACCAAACAGATGGCCAGAATGGTCACCAGAATGTATATGCCCGCAAATTGCATAAGTTGGCTTCTTAGCAAGAATCTCTTCTGCTAGCGCATAGCTGCCAAAATGCTCAGAGTCTGTCTGGATTGACCTGTCAACATCACATTCTCTTCCAAGAAATGGTGGACAATGCGTAATCAAGAAGTCAAAGCCTTCTGGAATCTTTGCAAACTTCTCTTTAAGCTGCTGTAAGTCTGACTCAAATGCCCAGCTCCAACTTATTGGTGGAACCCATGGAGTGCCATAGAACTTGAAGCCATCTATCTCACAACCACTGTCAAGAAGAAAATGCACATTCTCTGGCCAATCTAAATGCATGTCTTGGCCATTTGCTGCCATGCTTCTGCATCTAGTTGGCTCAACACAAAAGTCATGGTTTCCTGGAACTATGACAAACTGCACATCACAGAGCTTTTCAAGAATTGGAATGAACTTCTTCTAGACCCATTTCTTCTGGTCATAGATGTGCCAAGAACCTCTGCCTTTCAGCATAGCAAAGTCTCCTGCAACTGCAACTATGTCTGCGTTGCTAGCTGCTTCTTCAAATCCATCTAGTTGGCCATGAAGATCTGATGTCAACATCACTTTCATAATTAAATTATATCATCTTAGAAGGAAATGTAAACTGCGAAAGGACCTATTGCTAGGTCCCAGCAGTCTTTCTCTTTGTTCGTCAATTAGTTATTTCGAGAAAAAGTCTAAAATCTGCTTCACAATGTCAGACAAGAATGGAGAAAACACTGCCACACTGCCAAACATCCATACATATGGCTTCATGAGAATTGACTTGACTACTCCATACTGAAATGCTGCGCCTTGAGGAACTTCATCTCCAGCAATCCCATGCGCTTTCTTGTACTCTTCAATTATCTTCTTGTTCTTCTCTGCTTCTTCAATATCATTAGCTACTTTCATTGCTTTACAGTCTGCACATTGCCGTCTGTTTATCTCAAATATCCTTTCATCAATATGCGTTATGAAAGCTATTTGAGAGACAGCAAGCATCTAGATTGCTTCTGTCATCTTCTGTATTTTCTCTTCTGGCTTTATTCCATTTGTAGCGACTGCTGCTATGTTGAGAAGCTTCAGCAATGACGCTTTGTAGTCATCGCTTAAATCTGAGTTAGCTACTTGCGCTTTAGCTAGTTCTGTTGAGTCATATATCTCTTGTGAAAGTGCCATTTCAATTTGCCGCTTTCTTGTTTATTTAGACATATTTACTTTGTTTTTACCATTTTAATGTATGCTAACATATCAATCAACTTATAGAATCAAGCTTGAGATAGCAACTCATTACATCTAGTATTTCATTATCTACATTAAATGAATATTGACTTGAATTATCAGCTTGAGGATTTTTATTGTACCAACTTATTCGATATCTTGCTGGATCAAAACCTGATAAATAAAATTCTTGTTCTACAGCATTAGTGCTTCTAGTTTTATATTGAACTCTACCATCTTCATAAAAACATAATTTATAAACATATTTTGCAGGATTTATAGCAGTAATAATAGTATTTTCAGAATTAACGAGTTTTACTGTATTAGGAACATTGAAATATACTGACAAAGCTTTCCACTCTGGATATACTGATATATGGCTGTCAGCGCTAATTGTTTGAGTTGCTATTATGTCGCCATTTGGAGCATTAAGAATATTTCCAGTAAAAGCACTAGTATCAGCGCTTAATGTCAAAAAGTTATCTTCTACAAAGTCACTTAAAGAAACTTCTAGGCCAGTAGCTGCTGGAATAGTATCATAAGGATAATATTTAGTAAAAGATTGCACAACATTATCATTTTTTATTATGCTTCCACCATTTGGAAATAGTGTAAGTGTAGCAATATCTATCCATTTAGCCGATAAAGTAAAGATTCTACTACTATATGGTATTGCTGCACTACTACTTAGATCTGTTATTGGATGTTCTACTTTTTCAACTTTATAGTACCAACCTCCAAACGATTTTGCTGCTGGAGATTCATCTAAATTCTCAGCTGCAATGTAGTTAGAAATTTTGTCAAGTTTTGATATTCTTTCTAATGCTGAAACTGAATTATTTTCTAACTAAACTTTAGCAATTATGTTGTTACCCTACTAACTAGAAAGAAAATTCTATCCATTTATAGATATAAAACGTGATGCAATTGGATTATCAGCATCTGTTATTTTACTCAAAACAAATTCTACTGTGTAAAAAGTAGTATTAGTATATTCTGCGCTAGACAATGTAAAATTAGCAGTTAAACTATCAGTTGTATTTGCATTAGTAAACTACTAATACAAAAACATTGGAACTGCTGCTTTACTGCTATTAGAAAAATCAAGTTCATATGTTGATTGCTATACAGCGGCTGGATTAGTTGGGCATGTAATAGATATGTTTAGAATATGAAGATGATTATTTTTACTAAAAAATACATAGTTTCCATACTTATACTTGTATTTAACTTCAGAATCTTTTACTTCTACACTAGGTACTGTACCTAAATATGTATCTCCCCAAGCAAGTATAGTTGATAAGTCAGTTGGGTAGTTTTTATAAGAATACTCAAATGTTACAGTGCTAGGTGGAAGTTCATCACTTGGAACATTTGCACCATTATAGTGACAATTGCTATGACATGCATAGACATTTATAGTCATAACATTCAACTAGTTAAGCCATGCCTTAAACAGCATATTTATTGCATTTATTACAAATTTGTATGTTATTATTGTCTTTCCTTTTTCTACAAATGTTTGCATTCCACTTACAAAATTCTCTAATACATTGCTTTTATTGTAGCTTATTGTCTTATACGCTGTAAAGACTCCGTTGCTTCCAACATTACTTTCAATGTTGAAATTAGGAATATCTGATTGCAATTGTATTGGAACATATGCTAATTTTACTCCACCAAGTGCTGCACTAAAGCCTATATTATCACCATTTATTTCACCATTGTACAAACAATTATTATTTATAATTCCATGCGCTGGAGTATAAGTTCCTATTATACGTTCATTGTTGTTGTAAGAGTTTGATATAATAGTATGCTTAAATAGTGGACTTGTTATGACTACATCACTAAACAACAAATATCTATACCTTTCATTTTTGTGTTTGCTTCCTTTGTAATATCTAAACACTTTACCATTAGGACAAGTTGAATATGCTGGACTCATCACAAAAAAATCAATATGTGACATGTATTTTTTATAGATTATTCTATAGTCAACTGAATATATGTTTTGCAAAACATAGCTTAAATTCTTCATTAAAGTAAAGAAACTTTCAGCAGTTATTATTGATGAAGTCTAAAATCTTATTGGCGGAAGTTCTTTAAAACTTATGTTTAATACTGTTGATAAATCACTCCATTTATAATAAAATAAATCATCGTCATTATAGCCTTGGTTTCTAACAGTGGCGCTGATGAAACTCTAAAAATTAAGCTATCTAGATTGCCATTCATTTGCAGTAAGTATTCCTTTTATTCCTTTCTATATATCTTCTAGCAAATGTGTTTGAACTGAATCTTTATGCGGAACTGTTTCAGTTATTCCACCACCTTCAAATGACTTCATTTCTGCATTTGAATATAATATTTCCTATGCATCAGTATTGTATAATTCTGATGTATTGGTAATACTGTTCTAACGTATTAAATCTACATATTTAGAAATTGTAGAATTTATAGTTGTTGAAGATATTTCTGAAAATTCACCAACATAGTTTGATGTATAAAAATCATTTATTTTCATAATGTTTAATAATGTTAGTCATCTTCTGAACTATCACCATCTCCTGTGTCTGTCACTTTACTTTGTGGAATTTTACTAGTTACATCTGTTTGTACAGTATTGCTCTCCCAACCTCTACAAGTACAAACAAGTGTGGCAACTGATGTTGTCATAACATTTGTATGGCAATTTTGATGGCATAACTAGATCTTAATAGATATTGATTGCATATTATTAAGCCAATAGTCAAATATTTGATCTATAGCAATTAGAATAGAAGGCAAAGATATAATATCTCCTTGTTTTATATATTGCAAAAACATCTGCTAAAATTCAGAAAAAGTCTGTACTTTACGATTATCTTCAACATTAATAAAATATGAAAATACTCCATTAGATCCATCTGATGAATTTTCAAAATTTCTAGATGTATTTGCAAAATTTCCATATGCCACATTAAACAAATTAGTAATAGTGTATTGTGATGTTGCGGCTTTATCTATATTTCCATTCAATATGTTCAAATTCAATTGCTGTATTGGAAAATGCGTTACAGAATATGGTGTAAATGTTATAGTATATTCTGACTAGTTTATCATCTATGTTAAAAGTGCCTATGGCCATTTTGAATTAGGACTTTCAAGTTCTACTTTAGTATTTACATTATTAGATGTCAATATTCTCTCTAATGTTCCTATCTATGATATATGATATTCTGCTTTGATGCTTATTGGACATACTTTCATTAACTCTAAATAAAAACAATACAATTGCATTACTATATCATAAATGCATGCAATTGAATCATATATTATTTTATTACTACTAATATGACGAACTAACATCATATCAAAATCAAAATAACTAACAATATTAGCTTCTAATGAAAAAATTGCGTTTTTTACAGCATAATTATCAACTCCAGCAGTGTTATTTATATAATAAAATCTACGATGTCCAACTGGTAAAGTAATTTCATATGTTTTAATTCTTTCAATATATTCTTTTAGAAATTCTGATATTGCTAATCCACCATTAAAACCACCAAATTGTCTTGCATCATCTCCGTCTTTAATTACAAAGTTTTCACCGTCTGCTCTTACAACATAGCTAAATTCTATTTTTTGTGGAGTCTAAACAAATTGTATTGTATTATTAAATGATGCTAATACTAGTTGAGTGTCATTATCTGACTTAATACTGTCTTTTACTTTATCTAACAACTATATATATGTACTCAATGAATTATTGACTGCATTTGAATACAATGCTATTCTATCTCTAATAGAATATCTAGCTTTCTTAAATCTTGAATTAAGATTGTCTGTTGTATTAACTAAACACGTTAAATCTTGTAATGTAGCAGTAGAATAGTCTCCTATATTATCAGCAATTGAAACAGCTGACAAATTGTCATTTGCACTACGGTCTTGATTTGCCCACTTAATTGCATTAGCAATTACATTGTTCTAAATACTCTATATGTCATACGTAAACTACATTGCTTATTACTATTTACTTCTCCTAATAATTAGCAAACATGTAGTAAATATTGAACATGAATTCAAATAAAAATATTATTAGATCTAATAAAGCACTAAAAGCTTATGTTGACACATATTATGAAGATAACTATTTTCTTAAAAAAGAACCTGATTTATTTTTCAAGCTTTGGCTTCTTATAAAAACAAATAAAAAAGATTGGCTAAATGAGCTAATATTTGATAGCGAATATTCTGACGTAAATAAATGGATAAATAGCCTTTTTTTAGATGAAGGAAAAGGGCAAAATCTTGTTCTTTATACTGAGGATAAAGTAAAGCTTATATTAAACAATATAACTAAACTTCCAAATGACTGCAAATGCCATCTTAAGACACTTAATACTAATATTGGTTTATAAATTATTCATTTACTGATACTGAAAACAACTAACTATTAGCTGGAGCAATGTTTTCTGCAATGTTTCTTATGCAGTTCTTTATCTCATTTTTGATAGTCTACTTCAACGCTTTAAGCTTCTTGTCATCTACAATTATATTTTCACTTGATGAAGGTGTTCCAGAATAGTCAATTTTTCCAGTAGCATCTAATGGAACATTTTCTTTATAAGTGATGCTTTGATCTGAAAATATCTTGTCTATAAGTGTAGTGTTAAGATTCAATGAATACAATGAAGTCTTATGCTGTGGCGACTCTACACCTCTATTTATTCTTGTTATTACTTCTACATGCGTGCTTGATGCATGAAGACTACTACCAGCCGCTGTTGTTACTTCTATTTTCTTGCAGAAATTTGGATATATTGTGTAAAGATCATTGCCGGCGTTTGGTTTTACATAGTTTTCAGAAGTCTTGTACTTCAACCAAAGTGTTCCACCGCAACTACGTACTTCTGAATAGCTTCTAGCATCAGAAAGTGCACAACCATCAGATGACAGCATTGTCCATTCAGCATTGTACTAGCTTTTAGTCTTGAATGTGTTAGCTATAACTTCATTCTTGCTATAGTCTTGCTTAATGCTTCCTGGTATCTCATATATTGTGTTGTATTTGACACCAATCATAGCTGATGTTGCAAATATTCCAGTTGACTGCAATTGCTCTGTGGTATAGTAGTTTGACAAAGTGTTGTCAGTTGAATTAGCAGCTATCAAATTAGATAGACATTGGTTTCCTGATGTGTATGCATACAGCATTGTAGCAATGTAGCTGCATGGTGGAGTGCTCCAACCATTGTCATTTATAAGCCATTTGTACATTTCATCATTGATGAATGAATGGCCTTTTGTTCCCATTGTGTCTAATGCATATATAGTGTCACCAAGCTTTGTCATGCTTGACAATGTCTGATGTTCTTTCTCATTTGGCTTTCTATATATATGCTAGTAGTCATAGTTCTCTTGCTCATAAGGATATCTATGTCTTCTAGCTGCTTGGTTATGATACCATAGCTTGTCAAGATCATACATGTTGTGTATGATCTCTCCAGACTTCAACAGCAAGCTGTCTTTGTTTGCCTATGACTTTCTGTCAAACTAGTCATCACCTGCAACTTGACTTAGCATGAAGTACTTAGTTGATGTACCAACTTGTACTTCTACTATAGTCTCATTAGTTGTCTTCTTAAGACCTTTTATGTTAAAACTGCCATACATAGAATTTTGCTTCTTATCATGACCAACATGCTGCTTTAGCAGTAAGCTCTGATATTCCAGCTGCTGTCAAACCATTTGTTGCTGTTACATTTAATGCATTTAATGTCAATTTGTTTTCTGTTGAGCCAGCTACAAGAACATTAAATCCTGCTGCACCTGTTTTTATTCCTGCTGTCAAATTAGTAGCTGCTAAGCTATTAATTGCTATTGTTCCACTATTTGGAACGTCTAAATTCCATGTTGTACTATCATGACCTGCATACAAATGATCTTTGCATTTAATAGTAGTTGAACTAAGCTATGCTATCTTAATTTCACCAGAATTAGGAACATAAAGATTTATCTATTCTGATCCACCTTCAGGTGTAGAAAATCCTGCTTTAAGCGCTGTACTAACAGTCAACGTACCACTACAAGAAATATTGCCACCAACAGTAAGGGCTGTAGAGCTAAGATTTTTAGCACATGAGATGCTTTCAATCGTATGGATGTTTCCACCACATTCAATAGCTCCTGCGCAATTAAATCCACCACCAGTGCAAAGAGCAGTTGTAGAACTAAGAGTTCCAGCGCAAGATATGCTTTCATCTGCATGGATGTTTCCACCACATTCAATAGCTCCTGCGCAATTAAATCCACCACCAGTGCAAAGGGCAGTTGTAGAACTAAGAGTTCCAGCGCAAGATATGCTTGCATTTGAATGAATAAAACCAGTACTATTGATATTGCCATTGCAAGCTAATGATGCAGCAGTCAAAGCACTAGTAGTAACACCAGTTCCATTTGCTGTCAACGTATACTTATCATCTGAATTCTTTCCTGCATATGCAGTATTAGCTGTAAGATTAGTAGCTGTCAAATTTACAAAGTTTCCAGTATTAGCTGTCAAACAACCGGCTATACTGCAAGTAATATTGTTAGCTTGTTGTGTAAAATTCCATGTGTTGTTAGACAACCCAGCATATAATGAATTTGCTTTTAATGTTGCAGTACTAATTTCGTTTGTTGCTTTGATCTCAGTTGCTGTCAATTTACTAAAATTGCTTGATGTGCTAGAAGCATTAAATGTTCCGCCATTTATTGTAATAGTAGATGAACTAATTGAATTATTTGGATTTATTTCAAGCAATTTTTGTTTGCTAGCATTACATACAAATACTGGACCATCAACACTTAATGCAGTAGTATTATCAGCCGCTCCAGTCTACTAAATCCAAAGACCTGATACAGCTTTATCACTTCCAATGTTTCCAGAAAATGGAACATATAAGTCATCAGCTCTTTCTTTTGTCAATGCATTCAAGTTCTTTATTGCTATCAATGCTAAAGACTTTGCTAGTCTTGAAAGTGCATCGCCTAAATTGAACTTCAATGACTAGTAGCTGTTGCCACTTTGATATGATGCTTCAACATAGAAATCTTTGCATGACAACACATCAAAAGCAACTTTATTTAAGATATTGCTTACATCCGTATCTGTGCAAATAGCTGGAGCTATTTCATTAAAATCATGAATTGCTGATGTATCAGTGCTAAGTACAGCTGATAAAGAACGTATTGCTTCATATTTATCTGATAATGCATTAAGTTCGCTTATTGATTGTATGTTCATAGATCAGTTCCTTCATTTACAGTTGCACAATAAGAATCTTCATTGTATGCAACTAGCTCTTTGACTTTTTTCTGCAATTCTGCATTTTCTTCTACTAAACTGCTCATCTAATCATTAATTGAAATTATTTGGTTCTTTAATATTGCTATCTGCGATTCCATTGAAGAAAGTTGTACTTTTGCAGAATCAAAATTACTGCCTATGTCAGATGTATTCTTTTTGATATTGCTTTCAACATTAGCAATTTTGTCTTCAACAATAGTTTTATCTTTATTCAATCTGTCTTTTATTTTATTTATAGCATCTTCAAATGTGTTGTTTGATACATCAATCTAATTCTTGCAATCATTTAACTCTGATTTGCCTTTTTCAATGCTAGCACTGATGTTTTTGAAAAGCTTTTTGTACTAGATAGATGTTGAATTAGCCTAGCTTGAAATGTCATTCTTAAGTTGCTCAAAGCTATTCATGATTGCTTTGCTGCTAATGTCAAGCATAGATTCAACATTTGAAGGCAATGTAGAGTATTTAGTGTCAATTTGCTCTATTCTATTGCTCATTCTCTAGTAGTTTTCTAGCAAAGAAGAAAACTGCTATTGCATGTCATCATTCATCTTGGCAAGATTTGTTGACAAAGTGTCTACTGCATTTGATGTTCTATTAGTCTTTATCGTATTTTCAGCTAAACGGCTTGACAACGCATTAGTGCTTGCTTTAAGCAATTCATCTGTAGAGCTTAATGCTGCTTGCTCTAGCTCCGCTTGATAAGAAATCTTCTATTGCACATCTTTTAGAACTTGCTTAAGCAAAATGTCTTTCAATGCTCCATATGTAGTCTTTAATGACTTTCCATTCTAGACACATATGAACATTGCATCATCTGTAATGTAGTCAACTGTCCTTAGTTCTGACACTTTAACAACTTTTGTCACTGGTATGTTCTCATTCACTGTCTACATAAATCTCTTTCTTATTTACACTTGTTAAAATCATTCAAAAGAAATGTACCTCAATATAGGTCCTTCTGCTACAACAAGATATGTTTCTGGCTATATTTGCGTCTATTGGCTTCTAGATGATGCTAGAAGAAAATCATTATACTCAATTCCTGCAACTTGCTATGCAATGTTTGTGCCATCAGGCTTGTCAAGCTTTGTTCTATCTAGCTTAGCTAGAATGAATTTTGGTTCACTATCTGATATGTTCTTTACCATCCATGTATTCTTGTAGATTAAGTATGATCTCCATTGCGACCAAGTATTGATTATTCCTGCTTCACCAGCATAGTCAAGATTTAAGAATAGATTCAACTTGTTTCTTTCATTTACATCTTTTTTGTTAGTATCATTTCTACCACTTAATATTGAATTAAAATTGTTTTGCCATTCTGGAAGATTGCCATAAGCATCATCATTATCAATATATAATAATGAGTTAAAATCTAATTTTATTTCACCATTTGTTCTTTTTATCCACCTGACTGAAAGTTCTTCATTTTGATCAAGCTTTATGACTGCAGTATTTGTTTTTATATTATCTAGAATCTTAGCACTGCGATCTGCTTTAAAAGCATTTTGCTTACCATTACTATTTTCAACTATATATGCACCATACTGATATGTCTAAGGAATAGAACCTTCTGCCATCATATATGGTTGAACAAATCCTCTATGCTTCAATACGTCTGTAATGTCATCACTATGTTTAGATATAGATTCTTCTGAACGCATTGCTGAAAGATATTTAGCTACATCATAATGTGCTAGCTGCTAGTAGTCAAAATTGGCCTAAATTGCTACTTTGTCTGGATTCTTTCTTCCAATACGCTCTGCTTCAGCAAGTTCATAGAATTGCTCATCATTCATTGTAGCTAGATACTAGTTGTACACTGACTCAAAGAAGTGAACATTATTATGACCAGAAATAACTCCAGACATTGCTACTTCACTAGTATTATAATGGTATGCAGTTGTCTCCTCTGTCAAATCAGATCTATATCCTTCTATTTGTCGTATTGGACATACATGCCTAAAGTCTATTCCAGCACTAATGCTAGCACTTGGAACAGCTAGCTTGAACTTAAGAACACCATTAGCAGAAAGTTCATCCATAAGTCCAGTTCCAGAAATGTCAGTGTTGGTTGTAGCAAGAATGAATCCAGCTTCTTGCATTGGCTTGTACACTTTTAGTTTCTGCACAAATATTGAATTTCCAGCTACAAATATCTCTTGTGCTGCTATGCTATAGAGTGTTGTGTCACCATATGTGCTAAGCAAGTCATTTGTTGCTAGTTGCTTTCCAGTATACTGCATTGAATCTTCTTTCAATGTATCAAGCTTTCCTGAATATCTATCTCCAGACAATGAATATGCAAGTGCTATTTTTCCATTGACATCACAATCTGCAAAGACATTAGAATTTCTATATGGAGTAGAAATGTCAACACTAGTTGCAACATTCTCATGTGTTGTTTGTCTGTCAAATTTTGACACATATATGTTGCATTTCTCTCGTGCATATTCAGCATAGTCATTTACATACACTACACCAAATTGTGTTCTTTCTGTATACCAGCATGCAAATTCCCAACTTGCATCTGTAGGCAAAGTCAAATGCTCTATTCTGCTAAATGTGTCCTGCAAGAAATGCCATCTTATTGGTGTGACATTGTCTTTGTCTTGTATTACTTTTCCAAATACTAGTTCATCTAAGCTAGTTGTTGCATTTTTGCATCTAAACATGAGAACAGTGTTGTCTTGAGTGAAATTGAAATCTATTATTTCTGGAACATATATCTAATCAATAATGTTTTTTGGAACAATGTTCTTGAAGTATGTGTTTGATGTAGATATATGGCTGAAAGCACAGCAGCTCATACTGCTTTCTTCCATATTTGAATCAGTGTATGCAAATGCAGGGAATGGTATTGGAATGTTCTTAGGTCTGAACCATAGCGTGTTGTTGAATGTGTTGTTGTTATTTCCAGAAAGAAGGATATATGAGTTTCCATACCAATCTAGACCGTATTGCTTTATGTCACATGCTGTAAGTTGCTTGTATATTGTCTTATACTTGTCTATTATATTGTTGTAGTTCTTATATTCATCTGACAATAAGTTTTGACCAGACAAAATAGTTTCCAGATCTGCTGTCTTTAAAGTACTTTGAATCATATGATTAGCAAGAATGTCTGGATGAATCAATCCATCCCATCCAAAATACTAGTTGGCAGACAAGTTTGAGTCAATGTGGTTCTCTTGCTCATATCTTACAACATAGTCTGTGTTGCTGTTCATTGGATTTTTCCACATTTCCTTCAAATAGCCATTTGATGTTATTATTGAGCAGACTAATGAGGACTCATATTGCTGAAGTATGTCATCAGCCATTCCACCTAAGTTCATTATTGGATATGAAAAATCTACTTTCTGCACAAAGTTACTAAGACATGGATGTATCTAGTATGATGGATGGACTTTGTTTTCAAGATAATAATGTGGAGTGTCTCCAACATCCTATCCAGTATACTTCATGAAAAGCTTGCATTTATACTTGTACCATGCATCATCTGAATAGTCTAATGCGGCTGAAACTGAATTGATAGAGATCGGAAGAGCACACGT